ATTGATAGCATCAATCACGAATCAGGTGCGAGAAGGTGTACGGGAAACGGAAATCATTGGTAACATTACGAAAGATTACAGCACCCAGGTACAGGATGTAATCAAAGAGATTGCAATTTCGAAATCAAGGGAAGAATTGGTGATGGCGGCGTGTCTGATCACGCATCGCGTCAACCGTGATTTTGAAACAGCAGACATCATGGAGGTGCATCCTGATATTATCAGCGCACTGGCGGAATTATACCGTGAAGAAGAAATGAAATCAATTACACGGTTACTGGGTGATTCCGAGGATACTGCTGACAAGAAAGCTGATGAGGCAGTTAATATCGAGAAGATCGAAAAAAAGCGCAAGGTGACCCGAGCGAACTGATACCATTCCAGGAATATTACTGGACACTGAAGTATTCGTTTCCGGGCGACCCTGAGTTCAGCGTAAACAACTATTGGTTATTACCGTATGAGTACATCATAGGAGCCGTCAGGGCTGTAAATGAGATACGGTTCCAAAGGTTACATGAATACGAAAGGCCGTTTGCGATGTTAGCAGCACAGCAAGCGGAAATGAATCGCGATGCAAAGAAAAGGCGCAAACCGTTCGATTTGAATGATTTTTACTTATATGTAGACAGCAATACATCAGACATGCCAGATGGTATCTATGGTGCTGCGGCAAAACGGTTAATTGAACTGGGCAAATACCCGAGTTGGGCGTTGTTTGTGTACAACGACTTGAAAGTAAATGCAAAGAACTGTAAGGCACCAAGTGACGATGATCTAGTGCTGATGAATGACACAGCAGTCATACTAGCGCCCAAGGTTATCGATGGTACGTGTCACGGGATGTTGTTGGCGCTACGTGATGCGAGCAATCGTATCCTGGAGTTTTCTGATATCACGGGTGAAAACACTATGATACTGAGGATGCCATCCATCGAAGGCCAGGTCACGGCAAACGAGGACGCGCAACTCAGGATAATAGCCTAGTTAAGCTGCGTCTTTTTCTGGTGCCATTTGTGGTGACCAGTTACCATTAAGCCACTGTCCAATGCGCCATTCAGCGATTGGGCTGTAGAATGATTGCTGGCGGTACCACGTTTTCCAATCCTGGGAGGCCTTTGAGTGATTACAGGATACGCAAGCTGGTGTTATGTTATTGGTGCGATCTGGACCACCTCTGGATTTCGGCCTGATGTGATCTATTGTCAGACTCAGATCATCTATTGGCGGTTTGCCGCAATAAGCGCAACGATAATCCCATGCCCTTTTGATTGATTCTATCCATTGTTTGCGTGCCTCTTTGCGTGTTAAAGCAGACATGTTCGACAAATAATCAGATGGGTACTGGTACAATGGCAAATCAACGATGCCATTTAGCCGTCCATTCATTTGTGTTACTTGTCTGTGAAATACTTATCCGTTAATTGCAATACTGTATGGCAAGTGTCGATATAGCGGACCAAGTGAAGCTCTAGGTTAGCCATGGCTTGGTATTCGACTGTTGATATATGATTCCTAGCGATCAGTCGCCCGCAGGCCGATTACTGTTTATTTTTACCTGTTTTTCCTGTAATCTTTTTGCTAATTTTTCTCGTCTGAAATTTATCAATTGTGCCTGTTTTTCCAGCTCGGCGGACTGCTCTCGTGTTACTTCTACGACTTTAATAGAACCGTAATCTGTGACAATTGTGCCAACATCTAAATTGGTGCTATATTCTGCGGCGGCGGGGGAACTTAGTGGATCGGGGCAAGAAATTACCGGTTCCAGGTCAGCGGGAGTATCCATAAGTTAATAGCAACACAATAGTTAACCAATAATCCACTGCAGAACAGGAAACATAGAGCATCCCGATAGGTATATGCAGTGACGCAACAACTGGTAACATCACCAGAGGTGATATACGACACCTTGACTGGTGACAGTACTTTTATGAGCTATGTTGGGAGCTATGTGTTCACAAATAGCAACACAACTCTTGACTCCATCAGCATTTTAAGCCCCGGTCAGGACTTGCCACGTCTGAAATCAGTCAACGGCATGGAAGTAGTTATACATGACGTCGGTCCAATCAATCGAATTGATTACATAAGTGATGCATCGACCAGCCTGGTTACATGGAAGTGCTATTTAATAGCATGGGAAGGAGCAACTGGCGGCACACTGACAGCAGCAATGCGCCGCATGATTGAACTATTCAGTGGTGCGCGATCAATTGAAATTACGCCAGCCAGTATTGACGCAGTTGGATCGGAATTAAGAGCATTAACACAAATTTTGGTTACTATTCCTGAGAATTCTATTGTGATTCCACAATAGCACACCACTTAGTATTCCAAAATCAACAATTAACCACGTAATCGCCAGTAATCAAGCATATTTTGGAACTCTAGGGTAACGGGGTGGTACTGCCCCGGATTGTCCCTTCGCCCCGGATGATCTCCGGCAGGACCCTCTTGGCTAATTATAGTGCAGCTTTTGGGTACGATGTGTACATGGTACCCCTGGCCCTTTCCTCTGTTGACACGGCTTTCACCGGCGTTACTACCGGTATTGGCGCCAGCGGTGGTTTCATCGATCTTGGCACCAGCAATGCCAATGTCCTGGCAGCCAACAGTACCGTCGCTTATTCTGACGGTATCTTCACCGTTGAAGGCAGTGCATTCGCCATGGATGGCACTGATGAAATCGTGCGTCTGTATGGCCTGACCAATGCCAGCCTGGAGACTGATACGAACTCCGAGGATATCGTTACTTACGACTCTGAGACCAAAGGTTTCAACGTCAGTATCGCTACTTCCAAGACCTGGAGCGTTTCGCTATCTGGCGTGGCCGACTTCAAGGACGCTGGCTACCAGATCCTGCGTCTGACGGAACAGAATACGGTGGCAGACGGCCTGCGTGTGAAGTTCGTGCGTCGTGGCCCCACAGGCACCGAGGAGACGGTGTATGGCTATGGCACCCTCCAGGGTTACACGGAATCGATTGAAGCCGGTTCTATCGTGTCCTGGGAAGCAACCGTGCAGGGTTACGGCCCTTATCGCATCGACATCGATGCCAATGCGTGATATACAGGCCTGAGGTCAGTCTGTTTAATGGCCCTCCTAACGGGGGGCTTTTTATTGGTAAAATATCAGTTTATTTTGGCTTGATATCGGCACTATAAAACATAGGATTGTATAACTGCTGATGGCTGCCAACGATTCCATAGTCCTTGGCATAAAGACAGAGGATCGTGGTGCAGCGGCTGGGCTTATCCAGGCACTGGAAAAGGCGGGTCCAGAAGCGCGTGACGCATTACTTAATGCGCTTGGTGACAAAGCGGGAAAAAAGGCTAATCTTCAATTAGTAATCAAACCAGCCTTTGAGGGAGAGGACCTAGATAAGGTATTCAAGGGTTGGAATTATTCCCTTCAGGAAACTGGTTCATTACAAGACGAGCTAGCGAAGAAAGCGGAGCGCCTTCAAGGCGTAGAGAAGGGCAGCCTGACAAACCTCAGGGCGCTGGTAAACACATACAAACAGCAGCGAGACGCCCTATCGCCAACGTTAACTGCCACTGACAGCCTTGGCCGAAGGGTAAACATTGTAAACCAAGAGTGGGCGAATGCGAATGCCAAAGTAGAAAAATTCAGCCGCTTACTGAACATAGCTGGAGCGTCTAATTTCTGGGATCGCATTAAAGCGGAACTGAACCTGGGCCCACTACTGGCGGCCGGGCGTGCGGTAAGCGACCTGGTCAATACGTTCCAAAGTTTGTCTATTATATTTGGACAAGTACAGGGCGTATTTAATACTTTTATTGATTCCCTGGGCAGAGTACAGCAAGTTGACCTGCTGTTCAAAAGTATTGGCCAAGGACCAGCGGATGTTGCCACTGTTTTCAGCGATTCAACCAGGATTGCTCTGACATATGGCACCAGTCTTAATGTAATCCGAGAGGGCTTCGCCCAGTTAACGCCAGCCGTTGTTGCCGCCGGCGGCAATATCAACGATGTGTCTGGCATTGTGGCTGCTTTGTCAAGCAGATTTGCTGTTTTTGGACTTAGCGCTGACAAAACACAGCGCATAATGAATGGCGTCATCCAGGCCTTTGGTAAAGGCAAGCTGATGGCTGAAGAATTAAACCAGCAAATAGCAGAAGCCGACCCTGCGTTTCGCATTGACCTGGTAAATGCCTTAAACAAGCTAGATCCTAAGCTGAAATTAACCACAGCCGGCTTAGGCGAAATGGTGAAGAATGGGGAATTAACAAACGATGTGCTGCTCAAGGTGCTGCCTGCGATGGGGAAAACCTCGTCAACTTTTGGCGCCCTGGGCAACAGTGCACTTAGCGCGTCTGTTGCATTGCTCAGGAATGCAGTAACAGTTGAACAGGTTAAGAATCAAATCGCTACGCTGAATCAACTAAACCTGGAGAGTTTAGCTAATCTGTTTAAGCCGTTACTGGGCTCATTTCTGGCTATTCAAGCCGCCGTAACAGATTTCACTACCGACATATTAAAGCTAGAGGTAACCAAGACCCTGATATCGGTATTCAATAGCCTAGCTGTTATCATTGCTACCACCACTGTAGCCATCACGAAGCTGATAACAATTGTTGGATCCCTCCTTAACCCATTCTTGGGTGTAATAAATGTTGTCGATAGCTTACTTAGCAAGTTAATTGGCTTCAAGCCTATTGTAACTCTTATTGGCGTGGTTATCGCCGCAAATCTTGTCAGGACACTACTTACCGCTGCCCTTAGCTTCAAGGCCGTTACTCAATCGGCTCTATTGTTCGGCACTGTACTGAAATCGACCCTTGTTGGTGGCATAGCTGGCTTCAATGCTGCTGTAACTGGTCTGACAAATATACTCAAGGGCAACTTCCTTGACGGCCTCAAGGGGTTGGCCAATGGTATTGGCGGATTCAACTTCCAGCTTGGAAAGACGAAGGGTGCAGCCGGTGCGGCAAAGGGTGCAACCAATGAATTTTCTAACATACTGGGCGTTTTACCTGGGGCATTTGCTGATGCTGTTGCCGCCCAAGAAGCGCTTAGTAATAGCAGCGACAAACAAAGAAACAAACTAGGCCAGCAGGGTAAAGCTGCAGGTGCAGCAGCGCAGGCCACCAGTGCTGCTGCTAATGCCACCAGTGCTGCTGCTAATGCCACTGAGGGCGCCGCTGCCGCTGCTGGCTTAGGTGGTAAGGGCCTAGCTGCGTTGGGCGTTGCTGCCATTGTCGCAGGTGGCGCATGGCTTGCATATGAAAAAACCCTAAAGAGCTCCTGGGAGACGGGTGATACACTGAAGGAAGGCTTAAAATCAATAAACCAAGAACTGGCAAATCAAAAGACGGCACTAGAAAATACTGCCGATGGGGCGGAAACCTTTAAGCAGGATCTTCGAGAGTCTATCGCAGAAACCGATTCCTTAAAGAGGAATCTTTTTATTATTGCTGGAATTGTGATTCCTGGCTTCACGCTATTTAATAAAACCGATTCCGATACCATCTCCGACATAAGGAATAACATTGGTCAGGTAAAGACTCAACTAGAAGAAGTAGATGTTGAAGCCCGAAGAGTAACGACGGCTCTGAAGGATTACAACTCCGAGACCGCCGATGAGAGAGCGACGGCATTACTGAAAGCCAGGGTGGAAGCTCAGGTGAAATCATATGATGTTGTAATTCAAAAGCTGGGGCAACTCAGGGCCGAAAAACTGAAAGAAGCCAAATCCAGTGGAGGTGGACTCTCTCGGCAAGAAGCGGGCCAATTGATGTCATTATCCAAGCTGCTGGATGATGCTAAGGCCAAGAGAGAAGCGCTGAGAAAAGAAGCAGAAAACAAAGGAATAAACGTAAAGGTAAATGACAACGAATTAAAAATAGGCACTCAAAGTCTTGCGTTGCTACAGGAACGAATCAAGACCTTGAAGGCAACAAAAGCAGAGGCAACGATTGGAACAAAGGGCTACAAGGAGGCTGAGGCACAAATTAAAAGCCTGGAAGGCTTGCTGAAGCTACTTGAATCAGACCCAACCGAAGTCCGAATAAAAGTCAATTACGACATAAGTAAAGGGCAACTGGAATCTGCCGTAAGTCAAGCGCAGGCATTGGTTGAGCAATTCAAAGCTCGCCGGGATTTAATAGAATCAGGGTATGACATTCTAAAGGCTGAGATTGGAGCACGAATTACCGCCGCCAAGGATGAGTTAGATACATTGAAGGACCGAGAGGCCTCCTCGGGTGCAATAAAAGCAAAAGAAGAAGAAATTGAGGCACTCAAGAAACAGGCGGATAGTGTTGAACGTGCGGGGTTGGTCAATAGGCTGAACAGTCTTGGTCAATCGCAAAAACTAGAGCAAGAAGTGCTGCGGTTAAAGCAGCAGCAGGCCGCGCTAGATATTCAAAACAAAGTCCGCGAAGCAAATATTAAGTTAAATGAAGCTCAGCAAGTAATCAATCAAGCGGAAGCTGAGCGAAATAAAGCCGTCAACAGGGGTGTTTCGGGTGAAGCGCTTCAAGGTTATCAGCGTAATGTTGATTTAGCGAAAGAAAACTATGGCCTTCAGCTTGATATATTGAACGCCGAAAAATCAAGGCTGAATTCATTGCGGCAAACGCAATCAATAGAAACTGAAACACTGGGGATAAAGCAAAAAACCGAGGAGGCTACCTTAAGATCTAAGGTAGCACAACTTGACACAGCTAAAGCAACAGCTCAAACCGCAGTAGCGACGGGATTGATAAGTAGTGCCACCCAGGCAGTATCCAGTGGTTTTATTCAAGTCGGCGATCAGATAAAACAACTCCCTGCCTCGGTTCAGGCTGCTAGCTCCAGCATTCAAACAAGCGCCGCCACTGCTACTGCCGCTGTGCTGGGCTCTGCGGAAGCCTATAGCAGGGTTTCGGCCGGCGCGAATGCAGCGACCAGCGCTACTGCCGCTTTAGCCGGTAGCATTATATCATCCAACGACAGCGCAAGAAGCAGCATTGGCCAACTGGGAGATGACATTGGCGGGGTTGCTGGGGAAGCCGCTAGAGCCTCTTCCGGGTTCAGTGGTATCAGCAGTGCAGTCCAGGCTATTAACACTCAGCGTTTGGCTGAACTAAAAACCACTCTTTCGGACTCTAAGGAAGAAGCATCTAATGTTGCTGCAGAGCTTGCAAATACTGGTTCAGTCGGCGGTGCTCTGGCTTCGTCTATTCAGCCCTTTACTAACAGCATAAGCGCCACCAAGGATGCCACAAACATCCTGTCCGATTCAATATCTAAACTACCAACAGATGCTGCGGCCGGTCTTTCTGACTCATTCGAGGGAGCGGCAATCAGTGCAGGCCTGATAGCTAGTGCTGATATTGGTGGATCCGTTGGTGCAGCAACAAGAAACAGTAGCGTATTCAGGGACAGCATGTTAGGGGCCGAGGGGGCTGTCGATGGTATCAGATCAAAGTTACTAGAGCTTGATGGTTTAACAGTTAATGTCAAAGTTGGCGTTGAGGGTGGAGTGCCCGCAAGATGGGCTGGCGGTCCGGTATCGGCTGGGACAATGTATCGAGTAAACGAACTAGGAAAAGAATCGTTCCTGTCCGCTGGCGGCAGGTTGTCTGTTATCAACCGACCGGAAAACAGCACATGGAGACCGCCTACTTCTGGTACGATCATACCAGCACATCTGACTGCTGCGCTTGACATCCCACGAGGTGGAATCAAGTTGCCATCTGGCGCTTCTTCTCGTCTGCACAGGGCATCTCGTGCCACCGGCGGCAGTCGTAATGTCTCCGATGCCGTCAAGGCAATTGCCGTGAATATGGACACCGGTTACTTGGCACGGTCCCAGGCGACCCAAGCGCAGCAATTGGGCAAGCTAACCATGGCCATAAACGAATTAACAAGAAAGAACTGGAACGTTGATGTAAAAGTCAGGAATACTGGTAGTACAGCTTACTTGGACGCCTTAAACCAGAGACTGTAATGACCGTAACCATCTCCAGTCTGACCATAGATAAATTAACGGCGCAGCCATTTGGGTATGACGATCAAGGGGTTCTGGTAGGTCGCACTTCGCGCAAATTCAGCATAAACGGACTGGTTACGCCTAGTGAATGGTTGGATCTCGTAGATATTTACGATACTTGGCGCAACACCAGAATAGACGAACAGGATCCAGCCATCTCTGGTGTACTCGGTAGCACCGTTGGCTTCAGTGGTACCGGTCCAGGCGGTCAGACATGGACTGATATTGAATGCTGGTTTATCAGTGCGCCAAGTGCTGAGCAAGCGGGTGCATGGCTGTCTGTAAATGTCGAACTAGTAGACGCAGGGCAAGCCTTAGAAGTAATATTAAAGCAACAATTAGACGAGTCAGGGCAGAGCGAACTGAAGCCTGATTTTGGTACTATTACGCTTGGCTCTACGACTTTAACATTAACAAAACCGGTTGATACCTATGGTCCAGGTCCGACTCTGGAATTGACGGCCGCCGGTACTCATTACCTGTCTGGCCCTTTGACAGTATACAAAATAAAAGACGTCGAGGGAACTACAAATTTGGCAGGCTGGGATGATGTACGCAGTTGGTATGAAAGTCAAATTGTGGCAGTACCACTTACTGGCAGCTATTTTCCAATAAGTCCACCAACTGCGACGGCTGAGCGCAAGATAATCAGCGGAAGTCCGGCGGATATTTACACGGTGTCGATTCAACTTGGGCTGGTGATGTAACATGACTCTAGACATTAGAGCAACAGTAGAATGCAGCTTGGGTGAGGTGATCAGTGCTAGCCTGAGTGATGACTACATCCAGGGTAATGGATTGATCAAAACGCAAGGCAGTTGCCTGATAGACGGACTCATAACACCACCTGTCGGCACTGTTGTTACTTTTGATTACACAAAGGACGGTGTAACCAGGAGTATTCCGCGCAAAATGCGGGTGCTCAGCAGTTTTGCTGATCCGTATCGCAGGACGACAGAAGTACAAATGGGTTGTTTGCTGACGTTCCTGTCGGATGCGAGGGAACCAATCGAATGGAGCGCACTGAACGATCCAAGAAATAGCAATTATACCGAAGAAGACAAGAATATCATTGTGATACCAATAAGCGCAAGTTCTATTGCCTATAGGTGCCTAACGGGCCTGGAAATAGTTCCATTCAACGATCCTGGATTGACCAATAGCTTTAGTATCGAAACATTTGACTTCAGTTCAGGGTATGTCAACATCTTGAGCGATTTGCTGTATTCGGAGTCAAAATGCGGATACCTGAACATGAACGACGAATTGGTTATAATTGATTTATCTCAGGAAGGTGGCACCGGTCCACTGTTGTCCGAAGATAAGGTAATTGATATTGGCAGCATAAATTCCGGCGCAATTCCGGGCGAGGGCGTAATCGTAAAGTACAATACATTGAAACTGTTTAATTCAGCCGAATTAAAAACCGAGATAAACGAAGCTGGCCAGGAGGTTCCTGCAGAGACGCCAGACCCTTCAAGTAAAGTTCCCGAGGCGGAAGTACTTGCCGCGCAGGCAATTGCAAATGAAACAGCTCCAGAAACACTTACCACGGAAGTTAGGGACGCTTACCAAAGAATACTGGTAGCCAGAAATGAAGCTAACACAGAGGTGGGGGCTCCAGCCTTTGGTGTGTATAACTACAAGCAAAACCCTGGGACGTTGCAAGAATCAACGGTGACAATAGTCACAACGCATGCACCCATTACCGAAACAAGGAAAAATTATTCAGCAGTTCAAGTTAAAAATCAAAGCGACGGATCTATATCTTACGAAAACGAAAGGCAAACATATGAGCGAACTGTTTCGACAAATGTCCTGGGTATTACTGCCAGTTCGTTGTTTCAAAATATAGCCGATGTGGCTGCATCCGTAGGACTTGCTCCACCGAACTCTAATCTGGGTGGAGGTTCGCCAACTATTGTTCAAAAAACATTTGAGTATTTCGACAACGGCGACTCAGTAGAGAACGAAATTAAGTACCAGAGTTCAACTCATGTTGCTGCTGAGATGAACCTAGACTGGGCCTATCCAGTCACGAACGGATACGCGTATGTGAGTTTTGGCGCTGACATGATTCCCGTTGAACAGGTAACTACAGTGAAGAAAGTTACCGCTGGTATTGAGTCAACTTATACATATTATTACAGGCTATGGCATCAAACGATAAGTGGACAAATAGCTACAGCCATGGCTTCAAACTCTGGCAAAATCGACAACGCGCAGGCTGCGTCTAACTATTTCAACAGATCCGTGTATACCGCTGCTGGCGGCACTAGGCCGGGGGTTGTTTTTGACTATATGACCACCAGCATCAGCTACAAGAGCAGTTTCCCAACAGGTAATGTCACCAGAACCACCAGTGTACTTACCCGGTATGCCGCACCCGCTAATGTTACTAAGCCTGCAACGCTCGAGCCACCACCTGACCCAACCCCTGGGCTACCCTCACCTAGAAAGGAACGCAAAATAGGCTTTGCTGACAATGCAGCAACGTCAGCAGACTACAGGACAGAAGGTGTGTCGGAAATAGAATTTATTTCCGGCAACTATGGCGCAAAACGAATTACCGAATTCAGTATGCCATATGCCCCAGATGATAGATTCATAAAATCAGGTGATGAGTACTATTCGGTAAGTTCCGGGGCAGGCTCAAAAGCCAATACTTTTGGTCGCGTACAGAACAGATTATTGCTGGCAAATAGGTCGGGACTAAATGTAACAACAGTTCCAGAATTATTGCCAAACAACCCTTTTGATCCGATAATCATCGAAGCCAATGGTCTGTCGGCGATGTACAGATTAAATGGTACATCATGGTCTATTGACAGTAGCGGAGTTGTTGTCAGCAGCGATGGGCTATTCTGGGGCGCAGTGGGTGGAACAGGACAGTTCTGGTTCCCGGTTGCTCCTGGTATAACGTCACTTCCAAGCACGCCACCTGCTGTTGACGGGCAGGTAACCGTACCTTATGTTGCCCCTAGTTGGCTGGAAATTATATCAATTACAGCCTCAACTAGAACGAAAGTAGTCGTTACAAGATTTCAATACTCTTTGAATTTGCTGACCGAGGCAAGCGTACCAGTCCATACTGAGATTGTGGCCACTACAGTAATTGGGCTCAGGTTGGATTCTGTCCAAATCGGGCTTTCTGCTTTGCCTGTCACGGTAAATCATCCGATAAAAACCTCTGCAGTTCAAATTACCGTAACAGCACCACCGGTGACGACGCTGCATCCGGTAAAAGCTGGTGCAGTTCAAGTCACTCTAACGGCATTACCCCCGTTGGGCCCATAGAAAATTTGGAACCATAGATAAGCCGTTTCAACAAAATGTCGACCGTATCTCTATATAACCATACCAGCTCATATGTCATGGATCTTGACCTTGACGGATTCTCATATTATTTGATGCTATGCGCCAGCAGTACATTTGACGCAACTGATGCAACATTAGCTGATATAACAAAGACCGAGGTGGCAGACGGCAATGGCTACACGACGGGCGGACAAGAATTGATGAATAAAGCGATTACGACTGTAAATACGAACAACGCCAAGTTCCTGGCTGACGATGTTGAATGGCCAGTAACCAGCGGCAGCATAACCGCAGATAGTGCTATTCTGTACTACTCTAATGGAAATACCAACCCGCCACTGCTGCATATCGATTTTGGAGCATCGATTGAAGTTTCATCGGGAAGTTCATTCCTCATCGAATGGGATCCAGATGGAATAATTGTGCTGGATACACCGTAACGAGATTACAAAATATAGGAATTATAGCTAAGCAGTACAGGCGTTTCTTCTGTTGTTATTATGGCATTATCCGCATTGATTAGCACGAAAGAACTGCAAAGACAGGCGGAATTGTGCCTTGAGGGTAATACAGTCAATGTAATGTTATGCAATTCGAGTGGCAACAGCTTCACCGCAGAAAGCACTGTAGCCGACTGGCAAACGGCAGAAGTGACTGGGAGTGGCTACGTCAGGTTCAGTCAGACCGTGCAGGCCGGTAGCTACAACTCTGGATTGGCTTCTTACGTCATACCAAATATTGATGCTGCCTTTGAATGCGACACAACTCCGTTAAGTTACGATAGGATCATTATATATTTTACTGGTGAGACATATATCCACAGCATGCTTTCCGAAAACCCGACAATTTCGCTGACACCAGGTCAAGCGCAAACCTACCGCATCAGCCTAAGGCAGGACGACTGATGTCGTTAAATCTGAATATCAATGTTGACTTTGATGGCTTACTGGAATCAGCACGTCAACTGGTAAAAGCAAACAGGCAAAAAATAACCAGAAGGGATAATTCGACTGCGGTAAGGAATGCAGCCAGCACAACTATAGCAACAAAAAATAAAACACTGGGTCAGACTTACCCCGTAGCGCCACCCCCAGGATTTCCACCAACGCAAGCACCAACGCAATCACGCCCCAGCGTTAATACCGGCACACCCAGTACAATAAATACAAGCCTTCGAACCCAGACAACATCATCTGGGTCCATGGCAAATCAAAATATTGGCGCCCCCAAAAAAGATTTTTATCGCGGATCCAAAATAGGAGCAGGGCCTCGACGAGACGGCGAACTGGGATTCTTGCTGCCCTCTGGCCTGACATTTGACACTTCCATTCAGGGACCGTTTGCGCCCGTGTCAGGCTCGTCCAACGGGCTGTCACACACGGAACTAATGAGAGACGGGGCTTTTTTTGCCAGAGTGAAAGGATATACAAATAACTTTGTGACCAGCCAGGCGGTGGCCTGGGGTGATGGTTATCAACCGGATGGCGCTAACACCATTGTTGACGCACGTCCTCTTTATTCTAGCGATGGCGGCTACCAAGGCGGCTATTTGACCTACCCAAGGAATCCGCTGTCCAACCTGCCGGACGGTGAAGTCTCGTTTCTGTATTTACATCACTTAATTGCTGCGGGCAGCGCGATACGCACAAAGTGGACTGAATCCCAAGGCGGAGGCTTTCAATTAACTTATGCGTCTGGAGAACCGCTTAGATCAGTGCCAGGCAGCTCGAACAGCAAAGGCTTCACACTTGAATTTATTGTTAAACTCGCAGCCTCCGAGACGGGCGTCGGCTATTCCAGGGTCATTGCAAGTGTTTTCGCCTCTGACGAGTACGGTTACAACTCCGCAAATGCCTTCAGTATATCGTTCTATGTGGAGGCAATTGATCAACTTAACGATAACGGAGTTGGCACTACGTTTAATGGCTACATAATGGGTACAAAAAGCGATAAAAACTGGTATCGGAACGGTAGCTTTATTCATTTTGCCTTTGTTGTGAAATATGAAGGTCCCGTGTACACCACAGCTTACGTCAATGGAGAGCGAGTAACCAACATCAGTGACTCTATTACCTTCCCGCCTGATGAAATACAATATGGACGATCCAGATTTTTCAATATAGAATTATTTATGGACGATGCCAACAGAGTCCTCTCCAGCGGCTCGGGTGGCTCGATTACGACAGGTTACCCCGGCAAGTCAACCTTGAAAGCCTTGCGCTGGACGAACAAGATACTTTATACCGGAAACTCGTTCAACCCACCAACTGACCTTACATCCTTAGCGTAAGCCTAGCGACAGGCCCATTGAATCCAAGCACAAGCACGGATCAATTCTTACATTTAACAGGATAAGGCGCCTCGCTTGATCTGGTTGATATTTGCCAGGAAATTAGACCCACCAGCAAAATGCTTCACGACAGAAACTCTACTACGTCAGGTGCCATCAACACCTTAATCATGCAAGGAATAATATAGAGACTGATAATAGCTGGAGTTCAGTATGCCACTGCCAAACGATTACCAAAAAATTAATCTGTTGACCCAAAGTCAATTGCAAACAAAGGTAAACAGGTATATATTCAACCAACAGCAACTGAATAAAAAAACAGCGGCAGAAATCGCTAAAAGGTTCTAGTTCTTGGCATACTAGCGGGCACTAAATGGCGTGATGCCTGGTAACAATGCCCGAAGACAACAACAATGCACTTGAGACGAGTGTAGATAACACGGAAGAGCAGAAAGCGACGGAAGCCGCAGATGATCGCAGTTATTCCGAAGAAGAAGTTCAGAACCTGCTGAAGGCGCTGAAATCCGAACGTGAAACGCGCAAGATCTACGAGAAAGAGGTAAAAGAGAAAAGCGCCCAACTGGAGAAGTTTGCGCAAATCAACCCAGACGAATACCGCAAACTGCAGGAGGAAGCAGCTATCGCTGCGCGTGAAAAGGCTGCGGCCGATGAGCGCACGGCATTGCTGGAGGAAAAGTACGGCAAGCAGGCAGCGGAAGCTGTCCAGCAGCGAGATGGTGCCTACAAGGAACTGCTGGAGTTCCGTAAGCGTTATTCACTGGAGAAGGTATTCTTCTCCGCTGGCGGTCGCACCGATTCGGCAGATGGCGTGTCATTTTTTGACATGTTGGCCAATCAAATCGGTGGCCACTTCCGCCTGGAGCCCGACAACAGTATTACTGTTGTTGATTCCAACGGTGTACCGATCCTGGACAAGGAGTCCGGCCGTCGCATCAACCCTGAAGACTACCTGGGTGGATTCAAAACGCATCCAATCTATGGCACCTTCTTCAAGGGCTCCAAGGGGTCTGGTGCTGGTATCGGCTACGGCGGCACTGACATGAATGGCATGACCAGTGAAGACCTGAGTGCGCTTAGCAGTGATGAGCTGTTCCTGAAGGCATTTGGCTGATTCAAGCCTAAATATACACAATGGGTCAGCTTTTGCTGGCCCTTTTTTAATTTTTAGGTATCATAAGTTTGAGTACCCAGCCCTGAGTTGGTTGTGATGACCTATCGGGGAGGGTCTAGCGCTAATGGATGAGACATTCATGTAGCGATTTACCTTTCCTGTTTACGTTCATCTACCCCCATAGGAATCATGGCATTAACTCTTGCTGAAGCCAAGAAGCATTCTACTAACCCGCAGGAACTCGCGATTATCACCGAGCTTGCTGCTGGTCCCCTGCTGCAAAACCTGCCGTTCCGTGAAGTTCAGGGCAACGGTCTGTTCTGGAAGCGTGAGGAGTCCCTCGGCGACGTGGGTTTCCGTACGTTTAACGCTGGTTATACCGAAAGCTATGCCACCGTCAAGCAGCACAGCGAAGCGCTGAAGCTGTTCGGTGGTGACATCAAGGTTGACCGCGCTATCGTCGACCTGGAGGGCCCCGAGGCTCGCGCCTATCAGGTGCAAGCCAAGACCCGCGCAATGCGCCTGGCCTTCGAAGGCCTGTTCATCAACGGTGACTCCAACGCCAGTGGCGCTGAGTTCGATGGCCTGGCAAACCGCCTGCCCGCTGGCTCCAGCCAGTATATCGCCAACGGCGTTTCCCCCGCTGCTCTGGACACCGGCGCCCTGGACGAAGCTATTGACGCAGTGGATGCACAAGGTGGCACCAAGTACCTTGTGATGTCCAAGTCCGCTCGTCGTCATCTGAGCAAGGTGGCTCGCGCCAACGGTCAGATCGACATCGAGCGCAACGACTTCGGCTATCAGCAACTGTTCTACGGTGGCATTCCGGTGCTTGAACTGGATCGCGACCACCAGAACGTTGCTATCCTGGATAGCGACACCAGCGATCAGTCCATCTACGTGGTGGCCTTCGGCAACGATCTGCTGACCGGTCTGCAGAACGGCGGCCCTCAGGTGCGTGACCTTGGTGAAGCGACCGATTCGCCCACTCTGGTTACTCGCGTTGAATGGTATTGCGGACTTGCTTTAATCAATGGTAGGGCCGCTGCCCGTCTCGCCAACGTGGACGCTACTGCCTCGCTTGCGTCCTGATCTTACCGAAGCTTCCGGGGGCCGCAGGGCCCCTTTTTTTTGTCCAGTTACTTGATCCATGCGAAATATCGGTAGTCACTGGTGGCACTGTTTAGTTGTATGACAAATCCACAACTAGGAACACTAATCTGGTCGAGCCACGTAACGGAAAACTAACTGGAATGAACAAATTCAGTGATTTTATCGTCTTCTGATATCCTTAGGATTGTTTCCAGTGATCCGGTAATCCGGGTATCGGCACGCGTAAAAATAGTTGAAACCAAGCCTCCGATCGAGACTGTTGATAATACCATCATTTACATTGGGAAATATCCAACCACTTCAGATTTCGAAGCTACTTGGAATATTTGGATTGCTGATATTTCGAATGAACCGCTGGATATAATCCTGGCGCAACTACAAAAACTGCTGCCAGGATTTACTGTTACTGATAATGGCATCGTTATAAAGGCAACCGTAACAACGCTCAGGTCTGCAAATACTGAAACCGCACCAGTACCAGAAGTTAATCGCGAGCAAGGCCTGCTTGCTTTGCTGCAGGCAAGATTCGATGAGCTGAAGCAGTCAATAGAAGATCGGATGCTGATTGTTGGCCCCGGCAGGGCTGGCAAGGACGGGAAACCAGGTCGTGATGGCAAAGATGGCAAGAATGGTAAGGATGGCGCCAACGGCCAGGACTTAATTGCGACTGAAGCTGAACTGAATGACCTGAAAGACGTCTTCACCAGTGACGCCCAACGCGGTCAGTTCCTGATGTTTGATGGCGCCTCCTGGGTCGCTCGGTTCGTTCCGCAGATCATCCGAGCCGGTGGAGGCGGCGGTGGCACGGGCGGCGGAATTGAAGAAGCGCCCATTGACGGTAACTATTACGTCAGACAAGACGGCCAATGGGTCAACCTGATTGATGCGTTAGCTGGCCTTGGCAATATTGATGCTGGTGATTTCACGACTGGCCTAGCAGATACCAATAACTCCAGCCAGTTCGATGGTGGAGATTTCAGTCAATAACAGGAAAACTATTCTGATTCACGAAAAGTATGACCACGCCTTCGCCCAGAAATCCAATCAGAATTGCCCGTGGTCTGTATGCAGATCTGTTGGCATCTGTAGCGGATCTTTGGGAAGGTGAAATTTGTTTTGCGCAAGATCAAGATACGTTATATGTAAAAGAGAATGGCGCCCTGACACTGGCTTCTGGTGGCGTCAGTTCATCTTTGGTGCGTGAAATAATTGGCATTGACCAAACTGGCGAACCGATGGGTCACGCCAATCGCGCAGATAGCAACATTTCATTTGACAGCGGCGAGCGAGTATTTACAATTGAGCCGACCAGTGCATCATTTGACGTATGGTGTCGCGGCATCAAGCACACATACTTCAGCGAGCAAACTGTAACTATACCTGATGCGACTGGGCTGTATTATGTGTATTTTGATGAAAATGGTGACCTGCAATACCAGACATCATTTTTTGATCTGGAATACCAGGCGCCAACGGCTTACATTTACTGGAACGGCGATACAAACCAAGCTGTATATTTTGGCGATGAGCGTCACGGCATTGTGCTGGACTGGCAGACGCATGAATACCTGCACAGGACACGCGGTGCTGCGTTTGCAAGAGGGCTGGAGCTGGTAAGTTACACCGTAACTGGCGGCGGTGCAATAAATGCAGATGCGCAAGTCAGCCTGGAAAATGGAGTATTTTTTGATGAAGACATTGAAATAGATGTCACCCATTCCGCCGATCCTGTTCCTAATACATGGCAACAAGATTTACAGGGGCCCGCGCTGATCCCAGTCTTATGGAGAAATGCTACTTCGTGGACACTTGATGTCGCTTCTGAATATCCACTGAAGGCTGGTACCCTCAGGCCACAATATAACCTAGAGGGGATTGGTGGATCATGGAGCGCAGTTGATGTTGCTGCTAACAAATATGTCTGCGTATTTGTTATTGCTACAAACAACTTAAACCACCCTGTTGTCTGTATTCTTGGTCAGGAGCAGCACAACAACTTAGCTGCCGCTCAAACCGAGACCTGGTCTACGCTTAACCTGACGGGATTCCCTTCGCTTGAATTCAGACCATTATATCAACTGATCTATCAATGCGGTGCATACGGCAACGCAATCGCCGCCAGGCTCAGGGGTGTCTCTGATCTGCGTTACACGCAAGCAGGTATTTCAATTACCGGCCAGGTGGGTGCGACGGGTCCAGTGGGCGCTACCGGTGCTATCGGTGCCACTGGTGCAACAGGCATCGGAGAGACCGGTCCTACCGGCATCGAGGGACCAACAGGTATTACCGGACCCGTGGGCCCGACTGGGCCGATTGGCATTACCGGGCCAACTGGAGTGGATGGTCCGACTGGAGCAAGTGGCCCAACTGGACCGACTGGGCCCATTGGTGTCACTGGTGCTACTGGTGTGGTCGGTCCCAGCGGACCCACTGGGCCAACTGGCCCTACAGGCCCTATTGGTATCACTGGCGCCACTGGTATCGAAGGACCAAGCGGCCCCACCGGGCCTACGGGCCCCACGGGTCCAACTGGACCAATTGGAATTACTGGCGCCACTGGTGTAGTTGGCGTGTCCGGCGCCACCGGCATTGTCGGTCCCAGTGGTCCCACTGGCCCTACCGGTCCGATTGGCTCAACTGGCCCAACTGGTGTTGCTGGTATCAGCGCAAGTGGCAGAATTTGGTATTTTGCGCAAGCAGCTTCTGATATCAGTGGATATGAAACATTGCAGCCAGATTCGCCCGATTCGGCGCCGCAAGATGATATGACCGCTGTTGTCACTAGCTCCAGTGGTGAGGTACTGATCAATGAGTTTGCCACCGCCGTTGGTGACCCCGATCTCGAAGAACTGCCAACCGGTGAGTATGAGATTCGCTTTTGGGGCTATGTATCGAGCAACGATGGCGACACGCGGCTTGTGTTCCGTGTCTACAGACGTGCTACGAATGGCACCGAAACTCAGTTATTCTATTTGGATTCACCTGAGATTGATGCAACTGCAGCCAGTTACTATAATGAAATCCTGGTCAACACTCAGCCCAATGTAATCGACCCCAGCGACCGTATTGTAACAAAAGTATACGCAAAGACCACCAGCAGCAGCAATATAACTGCACACTTTGTGCATTCTGGTACAACGCCTAGCTCCTGGAGGACCGCTGTTACGTTGGGCTATGTGGGCCCCCAGGGCCCAACTGGTCCAACTGGCGTAGATGGACCGACTGGCCCTGTTGGCATTACTGGAGCGACTGGTCCAGGGGGCCCAACTGGTCCAACTGGCGTAGATGGACCGACTGGTCCTAGCGGAGCAATTGGCGTCTCTGGCGCGACCGGACCGACCGGCGTTGTTGGCGTAACTGGTGCTACAGGTGTCGTTGGCATTACCGGCGCCACTGGGGCTGTTGGTGTAACGGGCGCCACAGGGGTCGATGGAGTCACTGGAGCAACGGGTGTTGTTGGCGTAAGCGGTGCTACCGGTCCCACTGGCGTCATAGCGGATGGCAATAAAGGAGATATTACCATTTCAAGTAATGGTATGTTATTAACAGTTAATCCGGTCGTTTATGGCCGACTTCTTGCTGCCCAGTACGGTGCAGCAATGCCCTGACCCCCGCCTGTAGTCATCATGGCCGCAAACACCTCACCGATCTGGACGCTGACCCCCAACGTCTCAGGCGCTGACATCACAAACACGGTTGCAAACGTCAACACCAGCGCCCCCGGCACCATCGGGACCAACTGCTTCCTGGCGTTCACTTCCGGCGCAGACGGCTCCTATCTGCAAAAGATCCGCTTCTCCTTCGTTTCAACCACTGGTGTTATCTCTCCCGTCGCCACAACATTGCAGGTGTATTTGTCCACCATCAACACTGGTGCGACAACTTCAGCCAACACTGACTTGATCGCTCAAGTCCATGCCGCACCGCAAACAATTACGCTGGTCACAGCAGCACCATACCCGATTGAAATTCCTTTGAATTTTGCAATCCCGACCAGCAGGTACATCTTAGTAACCCAGTCCGTTGCTCAAACCACCAACGCCAACTGGCACGCAGTTGTAATCGGGGGTAACTACTAATGCTCAACCTATTTGACATTCCAAAAGCTCAAACAGGTTACTTGAGCGCTTTTCCGGGTTCTTCTTACACTACCAACGAGAACTGGCTGACTTGGGAGAAACCTGCCGGGATTAGCATGATTCACATCATGTGCATTGGCCCTGGTGGTGGTGGTAGCAGTGGATTTCCAAGCGCTACCAATACCGCCAGGGGAGGAGGCGGTGGTGGTGGAAGTGGCAGCGTTTCAACCACGCTAATTCCGGCCGCACTATTGCCTGATATTTTGTACGTTCAGCCTGGAGCTGGAGGAAGAGGAGGCGCGTCTTCAACAACTACCAGTAATGCTGGAGTAAATGGCTCGAACAGTATTGTCTCCATAGCTCCCATCAATACGGCTTTTTACAACGTTTGTGTCGGGAATAACGGAAGTCCGGGTGGCGCAGCAAGTGCAACAGTTGTCGGCGGCGGCGGCAGCGCGGGCAGCGCTATTACGGTAGCTGGTAGTTGCCGCATGGCCTCGCTAGGAATTTTTACTAGCTTCGCTGGACAGAATGGTGCTGCAGGCGGCGCAGTTGCTAACGGAGCAGGTGCCTCAATTACCTATCCCACAACCGGGATACTTTTATCTGGCGGTGCTGGAGGAGGTGGGGGTTCAACTGGCGCGGGCGGCGCTATCGCAGCGCCCTCCCTTCAATTTGATACTTTAATCCTTTTCACAGCATTATCAGGAGGCGCCGCTGGCGCAACCGCGGGCAACGGCTCTCCTGGGCACCGGCGACATACTCCCCTGCTGTCTTGTGGTGGAAGTGGCGGCGGCTCCAATAGCGGCAATGCGCTCGGCGGTCACGGCGGCACCGGCGGGCCTGGCTCCGGCGGTGGCGGTGGCGGCGCTGGTGGAACAACAGGCGGCGGTGGCGCGGGCGGCAACGGCGGCCCCGGCCTAGTGCTGATTCACTCGTGGTAAGCCGGAAAGCCTGATGCAAAAACTGCGGTGACAGCCAGTTACCGCAGTATAGTCGCCATCCGCTACACTGTAACCAGATTCAGACCAGCGCATGCGCTTACATTTGGTCGGCATATTCCACACCAAGCATAAAGCATCATTTAGCCACTGCGCCTTTACCGGTAAAGCGCTGCGCTTTCCCAAGATGATGCAAAAATATGGTCATCATGTCATTGAATACAGCAACGAAGGCAGTGAAAGCACGGCGGACGAACACGTGCAAATACTGAATGCCAGTGAGTTTGATGCACTGTATGGATCACGCAAGTCAACTGACTTTTATGGCGACGATGCCACTATAGGAAGCGCTGGACATACTGCTTTTGAATCTCGCCTGGTTGATGAACTCAGGGAACGCATTCAACCTCAGGACATCGTGTGTCATCCGTTTGGCCACGCCCACCAGCGCCTGATGGAAGAATTCCCCGATAACCAACATGTAGAAACCGGTATTGGATATCCGACGCTGATGCCATCCAGCTTCAGGATATTTGAAAGCTATGCCTGGATGCACTACCATCAGGGCAAGGAAAACAGAAATGGTCGCAACTATGAATGGGTTGTACCAAATTACTACGACTTGGATGATTGGGATCCGAACTACGAGCCTGGTCAATACTACGCGTTCTTGGGACGTATCACCAGCCTGAAGGGCATGGATACGTTGCGTGCCATGGCTGACTACCTGAGGTATCCAATCGTCCTGCACGGCCAAGGGAGCCCAGACAAGTGGGCTCATCCCAACATCGAATACAAAGGCCCCCTGAGTGGTCGTGCCCGCAGTAACTTCTTGGGTGGTGCCAGGGCGCTGCTTGCACCAACGGTATTTACTGAGCCATTTTGTGGCATGGCCGTTGAGGCAATGTTGTGTGGGACGCCTGTCATCTCAGTGGATTACGGGGCGATGACGGAAACCGTGCAGCCGGGGATGGGTTTCCGTTGTCACACCCTGCAGGACTGGTTGGAAGCAGCCGATGCGGTTGGCGACCTGGACAGGAAGTTTATCGCCGATACCGCCCGTGCCAAATACAGCCTGGAAGCGTGTGGTGCCAAATACGACAAAATCTTCAGGCAAATAAATGATCTGTATCGTAAGGGATGGTACGAAGTAAGTTATTTCAACTATACGGAAATCGAAACAGAAGAAAAGCCCTTTGCTGATCGCCTGGCGGCATGGATAAAAGAAAACATCGGTCCAGTCCATTGCCTGGATATTGGATGCGGTCCAGGGACGTATGTTCGCTCACTTCGTAATCTCGGATTGGAAGCCGTTGGTATTGATATCGATGAACGCGTCGACAGCATACCGCATCTGTATCGACGTAGCATGTTTGACAGCAAGGCGACGGCAGAATTGGTGCTATGTCTTGAGGTCGCCGAACATATTGACAAGGAACTATCGGCAGAGGTTGCTCGCTCTGTATGCGATAGCGTCAGGAGACCGGGTATCTTGATATGGTCTGCAGCCCACCCAGGTCAAGGCGGCGTCGGACATGTTAACTGCCAACCAAAGGAATTCTGGCAGGAACTGTTGGAAGCCAATGGTCTTGTGCGTGACGAAAAGCTTGAAACTGAAATGATCGAGTATTTATCAAACGGTTACCATATGGGATGGTTTGTTCAAAATGCAATGATATTCAAAAAGCCATAACTACTGGTTAGAATTGAAAGTAACTGGCTATACGGTAAACTAATCTAGTTGAAATATTTCTGTGGTTCCAGGTCGATACGATATTACAGTCCATCAAAGGGCAACCTTTGAGCGCCAAATCACTCTTGGTATCGACCTGAGTGGCCATGCTGTTTACGCACAGATCTGGGACTCACTAAAAAGACGAAAGAAAATAGCTGATTTTGAAATAACGATAACGAATGCCGCCACTGGTGAGTTTTTGATGGCACTAAGCTGGGAAGATACGACGCCACTCAGGAAAGGAGCTGTTTGGGATTTAATGGTTGAATACGCAGATAACAGCAGGGATTACTGGCTGGAAGGCTCTGTTTCCATTGATCCTGGTTTAACCGCTCCAGAGGATGCAGGCTGATGCCCGATATTACCGTACAAATTGTCACCAATGTCGCTGCTGTTGCAGTTGGCGCTGATGCCGTTGTTGAAACAGTAACGATTTCTGACGTTGGCCCGCAAGGCCCACAGGGTGCTTCTGGGCCCACTGGCGTACAGGGTGCAACCGGCGTGATGGGGTCTACTGGTGCCCAGGGGGCAACCGGCTCTGTCGGGCCTACCGGCGACGTGGGCGTGACCGGCGTTACTGGTGTCACCGGTGCCACTGGTATCACTGGAGCCACTGGTGTTACGGGTGACGCTGGCGCTACTGGCATAGCGGGAGTCACGGGTGCCACTGGTGTGGGAATCACAGGACCAACAGGTGCCACAGGTGTAGGAATAACAGGTGCCACAGGAGTTGTTGGAATTACGGGAGCAACAGGTGTTCAAGGTACTACAGGTGCTACAGGCGTCGCGGGTCCCACTGGTGCAACCGGCGTTGGCGTGACCGGAGCTACCGGCGTCGGCGTAACTGGTGCCACGGGTGTTGCTGGTGTTACTGGCGCTACGGGCGCTGTTGGTGCAACTGGCGTTGGTATGACCGGCGACCCAGGTGCCGACGCACTCTGGAACTTCCGGGGATCGTATAACGGTGGCCTGGACTACGCAGTCGGCGATGTTGCGACCTATGACGGGGAGACCTGGTACCGGATCAACGCCAATGGTGGCAACGTCGGTGACACGCCATCCGAGGGAACTTTCTGGACCAAGCTCGCGGCGCGTGGCCAAGATGGAGGAGGAGGTGGTGGTGGTGGTGGATCGCTAGGCTCCACAACCCTGTCTTATACCACGCCACTACTTGCTGCCGGGGACTACGATGACATCACCCTGGCGGGTGGCAATGTATTTAACCTGCTGGCGATTGGCGCATCTACGCCCGCATGGATTCGTGTTTACGGAACATCTACCGCTAGAGCTGCCGATACCAGAACCGCCCCTGGGGGAATTCCTCCTGGGTCGGGAAATGATTACTATGCCGAATTGGCAACTGTTGCATCCCCTCAAACCATCAGGTTTTCCCCGGTACCAGTGGTACAGGGAACATCTGGGAATGCTTATGTGCGGGTCAAAAACCTGGATGACTCTGCACAGGCAATAGAAATCGACTTTACTGTTCTGACTCTGGAATCCTGATCATGGCTGTTACCAAGCAAACCTACACGCTCTCGGCAGGCTGGACAGCCTCACAACTGACTGGTATTTACCGGTCGGCGTTCATCGACGCTGGGTTGATGACCGAGTGGTACGACTCATTCAACAACTCAAATAATTTTCCGGTCAGAGTACTGGAGGTGGATTACGACCCCACAAAGACCTACGGAAAAACCTACTACGTTTTTTACTTTGAGGGGACAACCTGGGTCGGGGTGTCTGTGTGCAGCGGGTGGGATGCAACCAACCATGTCCCCACTGGAACTCAGTCTCTCGATTACCACGTACTGCCCAACAGTGTTTATACCGTAGGCAGCCTTCTGTTTACTAGCAGGATCGAGCTTAACACGAACGCCGGAGCCGAGTTAAGGCTCGTTCGGTATACATCGGGTGCTGATGTTAACCAGAGTTGGTTTATGTTGTACCACTCAGGTACTTCTCGTAGCCGACCCTTTACCATACTGCATGCAAACACCTCGCTCTACTCTTGGCTGGATCTTAACAAGGGAATTGTCAGCGGATTTATCGAGTTGTATACCTTCGTCTCTAATAGGAGTGGATTCTTAAGCTTCAGGATGCCCGAGAACATACGCAGATCACTGCTTACGGGTTACGCACTAAGAGGAAGTCCCGGCAGTGGCAGCGGAAATGGTATTTTCCACAATATAAACTTTTATACCCACTCTTATGGCGCCCTGGGGTATCAGAATAACTCGGCAGGTCCTAACTATTCAAACATGGGTAGTGGTTATCTCGCCTGCACCCTCCTGCCCATAGGATTTTCCAGCACCAACCCAGCCTTTACCTCGGACTACGTCCCAATTTGCTCGGGGGTGCCGTGGTCGGCATTTGCATCGACCCCACTGGCTGCTGATTTTGGCATGTACATGCACTACGCCAATAACAATATCACCCTGCTTGATACATTTGTCGTCAGTTCGGGTGTCGAGGAATGGGAAACCGTAACCTATGAAAACAATGGCGCCGTTAATGACGGGGCCTCACCTGTGTTCCTGGCGAGGGTGGTGTGATGGCGATATTCAACATCTCCGGCCCATCCGTTAACCAGAATGTCTCAAACCAACTGACCGCAGTTTCTGTTAATGCGATCAGAGTCAAGACAATAAGTGCCTCGTTATCAACCAAGATAACAATGGGTGCCCCCCCTGAACTTCCCTTGGTCGGTCAGATCTGGCCCCTCGGATTAGTCTGATGGCACCATACACTCCACTTGTTGGCCAGATATACCCGCTAGGTCGCCCCCAAGCTCAACGTACAAACAGGTACAGGTTGGCGCTTGATCCTGGGTCGTATTCCCTGGTGGGTTCAAACCCTGCGGTGACAAGTGATGCCATAACACCAGATCCTTATTTTAGTTCAGTGGTATTACTGCTGGACATGGAAGGCCCTAATGGTAGCGGTACCTTCATAGACCGTAGTTCAGGGAACAAGACCGCAACACTTGTCGGCAGTCCGACTATTGTAAATACGCAAGCCAGACAGGGTGACACCAGCTTTTTTGCCAACGGTGGTCCCTACTTGGAATACAGTGGGTCCAGTGATTTTACTTTTCCTGGAGATTTTACAGTAGAGTGCTGGGTGTGGGGCAGCAGTCCGCAAGTGACTTCATATCCGACCGTCTTTGAACTTGGTTATTACCATAACGGCCTGTTGTTCCGGCCATATCACAGTGGAGGTGGTCTCTGGATAAACAACATTTCCATTGGTGATTTCTCCACTACTGATCTTCCTCAACAGCAGTGGAATCATGTAGCATTTGTGCGCAGTGGTTCTAATATAGTTTGCTACATAAACGGCGTATCAAACAAAACAGCTACCATTGGCGGCTCCATAAATTCTAGTTCGAACGCATTAAGGATCGCAAGTTCGACGCACACCAGTGGACAAAATTTCAAGGGCTACATTGATGAGTTTCGAATCACCAAGGGCGTAGCTCGTTATACGGGAACGTTCACACCACCGTCCGAACCATTTCCTTTAGTGTAAATCGCCATGGCCACTTACAAAAAGTTCAATTGTTTCGCGGAAAATGTTTACGAGGGCAAGCATAATTTTGCCACGGCCGTAATCAAGATGGCCTTTACTAACACGGCCCCTAATACATCAAACAATCTACTTTCTGATATTACCGAGATTACACCAAGTGGCGGATACAATGCCGGCGGAATAACTTTACCTGTTACTTCTTCCAGTCAGACCAGTGGTACATACAAGTTAATTGTTTCGGATGTTACATTTACCGCCACCGGTACCTGCGGGCCATTCCGCTATATTGTGATTTATGACTCCAGCTCCGATCAGGATCGCTTGATTGGGTGGTATGATTTCGGTTCTAGTTTAACACTCGATAGCGGCAACAGCTTGTTTCTTGATTTTGGCGGCGACAATAGATTATTCAGTCATTCGTAACAACGCCTTACGCGCTGTTCAAATAGGAAGCATATAACAGGAATCGCGCCACTACTCCACGGGGCGGATTTTGTTCTATTCTAGGAAATTATCATGGCTCAACGCTCTACCGGTGTCTTCCCCAGGGAAAAGTTTGACCTGGATTCCGCAATGGAAGTGCAGTGGGATAACACCACGCAGTCGCCGATCCCCCTGAACAGCGTTAACACCTGGAGGATTATTGTCCTCGGGGCAGACGGTCTTGGAGAAGGCGGTGAAGGCGGCTACATCCGCGTCAGCACTGGCGGCAAGCAAACGGTCTTTTATGGTGAAGACATCGACGCCAATGGTGTCGGAATTGCTCACGTTCGTGGGTCCAGCATCGAAGATGGCCAAAACGGAACATCGTGGGACTATTACAACGGAGCTTCCGCAGAGGCGGTTTACCTGGATGCTGTCGACAACGTCGGCTGAATAGGTACTCTAAATTAGGAATCGCGTCACTACTCCACGAGGCGGATTCTGTTTACCTTCATTCCCTTTCTTTCTTTCTAGGAGATTATCATGGCTCAACGTTCTACTGGTGTTTTTCCCCGCGAGAAGTTTGACCTGGATGCTGCCATGGCAGTGACCGCCACCCCGACCGCCGCAGGTCTCGACCTGAAGACCATCAAAACTATTCGCGTGGTGGTTATCGGTGCCGGTGGCATTGACAATGGTGGTACCAACAAGATCACCGTCAACGTGGGTGGTGAGTCTGTTGTTTTCAACGCCAACGACCTGGATGTCAACGGCGTTGGCATCGCCCATATCCGTGGTTCGCTGTGCGACGCTAACAACAACGTTGACTACGATCTCGGTGGCACCGCAACCCTGGTTGCCTGCTACATCGACGCCGTGGACAACGTCGGCTGATAATGCCGTTGCGGATGGCGCCCCTCCGGGGGCGCTTTTTAATGCAATCAGATCACTCAGGCCAGGTAACTCGTGAGCCTAGGAATAATACTAGTGTTCGTGCTACGGTCATGCATCTTAACAATCGGCCTGTCTATTTTGTGAAAGGCTCTCGCCGCAAGGCGGCATATTATACGGTGCATATGCGCGAACTGATCGCCGATGGATGGACACAGGAGCAGGAAATCTCCTCGCAACCAGAAGCTCTAGCACCGGAGCATGTCGCCAGCACGGTGCCCGAATCGCTCGAAGAAGCTATCCCATTTGAATCAACCGAGGAAGAGCTAATCGAAGAGGAGGAACAGGTCAAGGGGATTGATCAAATGACAAAAGCAGAGCTGATTGTCTTTGCTCAAAGCAAGGGCGTCGAATTCAAGCAGTATGCAACAAAGTCTGACATCATCGAGGCCTGCCTGGCGGCACAAAATGGTTGAGTTCACCCACAGTGAAGGCCCCAGAATCCTGGAAGACGGCACGAATCTGGACAAGGACATTATTTCTGCTGTGCCGCGAATTCAACATCGCAGCATTACTGATCCTGTTGGTGACGGTAGTCTGGGCGATCCGGGGTATCAGCCAGGACAAAGAAACCTTGATGGTTCTGAACTGTAAGTTGCGGAATCTTCAGGAACACTAGTAAAAGATTTTGCTGCTGTCGCCATGGCATTACCGTTGGCTATTGCTAAACAGTTCAACGGTAAGAAGCCGATGAAGAAAGGCGGCAAAGCAAAACCAAAAGGATCGGGTAAACGCTAATGGCTGCCAAGAAACGCAGTACCGCTGATTTTTACGCCAACAACCCAGAGGCGTATAAAAAGAAGCTGGCGTATGATAAGAAGCGTAACGCCAAGCCCGATCGCAAGGAGTATCGCGCCGAGCTGGCACGTGAACGCCGCGCACGCGGCATCATGGGCAAAGGAGGGCCTGACGTCAGCCATACCACCGATGGCAAGTTCAAGCTGGAGAACCCCAAGACAAACCGCGCCAGAAACGGACACGGTGACAACAAGCGCCTTGCGCCTGGCAAGGGTACCAAGAAATCAAAACGCTGAGGTCTGTTATGGCAAAGCCCCGTGGACTGTATGAGAACATCCGCCGCAAGCGGGATCGAATTGAAAACGGAAGCGACGAAAAAATGAGGCGTCCCGGCAGCAAAGGTGCCCCCAGTGCTGCTGATTTTCGCGCTGCAGCAAAGACATCACAGAAAAAGAAGAAGAAAACTTAGTAACTGGCAAACTAATAACGGAATTGGGTGGCAGCATGACTGGAATCATCGCTTTTATCGTGACCAACGGCCCCGAGATCCTCGGTGTACTATTTGCTGTTCACGCGGCGGCCCTGGCAATCGTAAACCTCACGCCAACGCCGAAAGACAATGATGTGGTGGCTAAATACTACCGCATCCTTGAGATCTTGGCTGGTATTGTTACGCGCCTGTCAAAGGACTGAGCCGATCGGATGAACGTTGGCTGCTGCGCTTTTCTACACGCAGCGAACGGGAGGAAGCCGAGCGTCTGATTGAAAAAGCTGTATTTTACAAAACACTTAGCTCACGCATGGCGGCGGAAATCGCCCGCGTAAAGGCTGAGATGGAGCAGAATGAGCCAGCAGAAAAGCCAACAATAATTGAACATGAAATCGATAAGAGCATACAGACGGGTGACCCCGCATTGCTGGGTGGCGCCATCAGTATTCATGCTCATTATAGGAAGACTGATATTATGGTCGACCCATGGCAATGAACCCTCAGGAACCATCGGTATCTCATATTGAGATATATCACAAACTGGGAACGCTTGAGGGTAAGCTAGATGCGCTGATTACCAGGACAACTGAATACCGTAACGACCTGCAAACTGCATTCGAAAGGCTGACGAAAGTAGAAAACCGCATGGCGTGGGCAATGGGTGCGGCAGTCGTCATAAGTACACTTGTACCGATACTGATAAATATAATCAGCAGCGGCTTCCACATGAGATTTGAACAAAAAGACCTGCCGCCAAAGGCATCCATAATCAACAGGATTTAAGGTAAACTATCCCGCAAGATAGTTAAGCATGACTTACACAACCTGGGGTGAAGTTGCTAGACTTGCTGGTATAGCTGGCGCTAAATACCCCGAACTTGTTGCGGCTCAGTGGGCCCTGGAAAGCAATTGGGGCAAAACCATGAGTGGCAAGAATAATCCATTTGGGCTAAAGGGCAAGGGTCAGTCTGTCGAGACCACCGAATTTATCGATAACAAAGAAATCAAGCTAGTTGATGAGTTTGCTGATTTTGATGATCTATCAGAGGCGATCAAATACTTAGTGGACAGGTGGTACAAAGATTTCCGTGGCTACAAAGGCGTGAATAATGCAGAAGACCTCAAGGGCGCTGCAAAGATGCTTGCATCCGAAGGCTATGCCACTGATCCCAAGTATGCAAACAAGTTGATCGAAATAATCAACAAGAATAGCGCCCCCGTGGAAGCTCCCACGCAATCTAGTCAGACGATTTCCCTGTCGGAGGCTGCCAAGTGGGATACGGGCCTGCCGCATCAAAGGAAGGCATGGCAGAACCTGCAAGCAACGCTAACGAAGGAGCAATTGCTCGCTTTTGCTAAGGAGTTCCGGCAGACATCAGTCACCCAGAAGCCGATTGACGGTAAAAAGCAACCAGCCAATGTTCCATATTTCTATCAGCGCGACAGCAAAACTGGACATGGTGAAAGGTCGTGCCAGTCGTCAGCTATTGCAATGGTGATCAAGTACTTGAATCCAAAGTTAATCACTGATGACGACAATTACCTGCGGCTTGTGCTTAGGTATGGCGACACGGTATCCCAGTCAGCACATCAAAAGGCACTAGACAACCTTGGGCTGAAACACAGCTTCCGCATGAACGGCTCAGAAAAGGACCTTATTCGTATCCTGGATTCAGGTTATCCAGTTCCGATCGGAATATTGCACAAAGGATCGATCACAGATCCAACTGGTGGCGGACATTGGGTTACTGTTACTGCTTATGACGACCAATACTTCTATGTAAACGATCCATTCGGTGAACTAGATTTGATCAATGGTGGATATCCACTGGCTGGACCAACCGATGGCAAGCAACAGAAATATACCCGCAAGAACTTGATGAAGCGCTGGCTAATCAGCAACAGTTCTGACGGCTGGTATTGGGATTTAAGCGAGAACAAAAGACAATGAAATCGCAATTCGTCCTACCTTTCTTGCCTGGGTACATGTTCGACGGGTCGCGAATCGTGTCGACTGGAACTGCGCTACAGCCAACGCAACATATACACCCGGAAACAGGAGAACTGGTGTACTATGTCAGGCCAATCTTCAGATACGGCGGAACCTATGTTGGCATGTACATCCGCCACGCTGGCATAGTGGACTGGGTAAACAGTCAGTCTTCCAGGTCTATGGAATCGTCCGACTCCGAGTCGTTACCTGAAACGTAAGACAATCCTGGGATAGCTTCAACGAGATTTCTCATGTATTGATGAATACGAGTTTCATCCCAGTTGCACTCATTGTACAACCTAGAGCTTAGTTCGTTCAGCGCCATAGAATGGTTGCCGGTCCACGTTTTACGCTCCAGGGCGTCTTCCTTGACCCTGTTTACATTCATCAGTATTTCAAGCTCGGTATTGATGTCATACTGATCAATCACCAGCTCGGTATGACTTACTCTGTCCCTGTCGATTAGCCACAGCGACATCTTGAATACATTTGCTATGGCTGCAAGAATGCTATTGCCGACAGCGGTTATCAACGAAGAAGAGGAATTTGCTATAAAATAAACCACTGAGATCAGTGAATTGAACACTGTTTCCAGGAGCTGAATCAGCTCTTCGCCGAAGTCGCCGATTATATCATACATGATGTTTTTCATCACTTAAACCGCGAGCTTTTGAACACGTTAACATGCTGCATAGTGTCGTCTGCCTTCAGACTAGCGGTGTGATAATCCAACTGAATGACTGACATTTGGACAAATCCTTGTACTGTTGTGATTTGTTCTTGTGGCGGCGATCCCTCCCAGAACGCCTGTCGGCCGCGTACCTTAGAATGCCAAAGCTCAAGCTTTTGATCTGACGGTTCTCCTTCTACCTGGCGTTGCTTCCGAACAAGCCATACGGCATGCGATACATGGGACAAGGCGTCCGTACCCCTAATCTGGTCAAGCTCAGGTGGCTTTGGCTGGGACTTCATGTCATCCTGTTCCCTCTTGATCCCAACGGTGTTCATCTGCGCCAGTACGAACAAATCAATGTCCAGCTCCTTGGCTGCTGTCATCAGTCGATAAGCTCGTTCCTCAAGCATGGCAGCACCATCCCTGGCTGCCTTGTTATGGCGTGACAGTACGTGGAAGTGGTCCAGTACGACGGCCCTGAGTTCCGGCTTGCGGGCCTTCATGGATCTCATCGAGTTCACCACCGTATCCACGCAGGCACCCCAGGGAGCTTCAATGATCAATTCCCCGTCGCAATTCTGCAGTTCGCACGCCAGTGTACCCAACAAGTTGGTGATCTGTTCTTTGTCCTCGGGATTCGGTACCTGAAGTTCGCCGATACTCACGTAGCCAACACCATTGCCTGATGACCGCCAGTGATAACCATGTTTTCCAAGCAACTTGCGGCTAAGTGACGACAGCAGCCTAGCTTCAATCTGAGTATAATCAAGCTCGGCCGATATGAAGCCAACGGTCAACCCTTTGCTGCACAAAGCAGTTGCTATCTGGCAGCCAATTTGCGTTTTACCAATACTGGTCCTGGCGGCCAATGTGAACAACCTGCCGCCGCACGCCTTATTCGGTTTTGCGTACTCAACGCCACCCTCTATGTCAAGGTCGATTGCATCTATGCCAGTAGACGCCGGTCTGGCCAACTGAGAAAATGCGGAAACACGATCGATCCAGTTTTGACGTTGCCCTCCGGGGTCGCCGATGATTACATCCAACAGGCCCACTGCCTGCCCTTGGTTGCCAATGCTGCCACGCATCATGCCAACACCCTCCATGGCACGTTGCTGCAGGTATTCAAGTGCCTCTTCAAGTTTCGTGTCTGCCTTTATGTTTTGCTTTGCTGCATGCAGTGTCTCTAGGTACAAGGCTCTGACGCGCACTTGCTTCAACACATCAAGAGCTGTGTGCCACTCCGACTTGACGTCACCGTAGCAATTGATCAATTCTGGATCGGCTAACTGGGTTATGGTTTGGTTGAAATCCATGATCGACACCGACCTTGAGGCGTCGTTCAAGTTTGTGTAACTTGCGATCAGCGATTCCCTGGATATCAATTGATTAGATCGCTGGCCAGTAAAGGTCAGGTCTATTTCTTTCGCAATTGCCTTGAAACAATCATCTGACCACAGCGATATGGGCACCAGTTGACCGTGTCCCATGCCAAATCCTGTTCTCAGCTCACCCCAAAGCTCTCTTGCCAGGCCAGATGGGGAGGACAGGGTGCGACTTAGCACAACTGCTTCCTGTGTCAGTGTGTCTTCCCTTTCTTGTGTACTGGTTGGCTGCAGCTTGTCGACTATACGTGCTACATCCATGGCAGATGTAACAGCCTTTGTCATGCAGCTTACTATTTTGCTGCCATCTGTTTGAAGCAGGCCAAGGTCAACGGCCTTTTGTAGATAATAGGGCAGTGTCATGTCACAGCTCGTCGTCGTATATCCAGGTAACCTTGCGGCTATCTGCGGGCTCTGGTACATCTGTTGGCCATGAAGTCAACTGGTATTTCATCCTGAATCTGGCGGGGTCCAGGCCAGCGTCACGGATGCGTTGTTCTGTTTCTATGATCCTATCGTTGAACACGTGCTCCTTGCCTGGATCTGTCCTTGATGTATTGAAGTACATGTAGTGCAGATTTTCATATTCATCAATAGTCCTTCTCATGGCTGCCTTGATAATGACTTCGTCACTGCGATCCTCTTCTTTTACCGCTTGCGGCTTTTCGTAGTTCAACCCTTCATTGTAAAGTGAGTAGACGTTCTGATACTTTTTAGTTTGAGGCTGGCCAATACCAACGATGCTTTGAAGTGTTTTACTGGTATTCTCTTTTGACCAGAAAATGGAGTGATCAACTCCGGCCTTGAGCACAGAGAAGAACCCCTTGTAGTCATGCGACTTGTGCCCAAGTGCTTTTATATGCAAATCCACTGCTTTCAGTAGTTGAGCGCTAAGTCTGTTGATTTTCGCATAATTAACTGGTCTGTATTCATTCCACGCATTTGTAGCTTCATCGAAGTAATTTGCCTGCGCTTTTGGTGGAGCGACTTTCTTCTTTACCTCCTCGTAGGGCTGAAGCATCTGTTGCTCTACGATTGCCCTTGATTCCGCGTCAACTTCCCTTAGGCGGCGCAGTATCGGTACTGGATCATGTAGAATGATATGTTCTGGAGTACCGGACACTAGGCCAAGTTCTTTCAGGTCGGCCATGCAACGAATCCTGGTCGCCCTGTGTATGCCTATCCTGCGATCAAGGACTGTCCTGCAGATCGGACCAAACTGCACTTGGTTAGCAAGAACAATCCAGAGCAGTTTGCTGTTTGGCGTCAGATCGTCGCACAACAACAGCTCCAAGGGCGCCTTTGCGTAGACAACTGGTTCCCATGGCGTGTCCTTGGAGACAGAGATCTTCACGAGCGGGGGCAGTTGTGTATCCACACTAGCGACCGGCATCAAGGCAGGCAACGAACCTTTGTTAAGAGTTACTGCAAAAACAGGTTGCATTTTGCGACAGCGTTGCATTTTGCGACAAAAACACGTTGCATAGTGCGACAAAGGCTGTCGCTTTTTACAACACGGGTTGACGCTTTTTGCAACATGCCAGACGGGATCGCGTTGCAAAATGCGTCACTTAAAAAGAAACTCTTAGCTTTAAGATACTTGTCTACGGTTTTAGGTTTACTTCTTACTATAAAAGAGTAGAAAATATTAAGAAAAGAAAGCGCGTACGCGCTGGAGCGGGTTGGTATGGTGGTGACATGGGAAAGACCAAGCCACTGACAGCCGCAGAGCAGGCAGCCCTTGAGGAGGGGTGGCTGGAAATCGGGGAATCCCTGGCTGGCATGGTCCTGGTCGGCAAACGCACAAAAAAATGGGCATGGAGCCTGATTGGACCGCTTGGGTTGTACAAGCGATGGATGATTGATCTCTGGGTCGAACGGTATCAAGAGGAACATCCTGAGCTGAATTCGCCAGCTACAAAGGCGAAAGAAGGGCCCAGCAGGGACTGGCTGGCGCAGCGAAAATCAAAGTTCACAAAACGTGACCAAATCAAAGAAGCCCTTGAGTTGCTAAATGCCAGGACAAACCGCTAGGGTGAATCATCTGACAAATCGTCATGCCCGACTGTATCCCCAATCTCGCAGGTGTCGCAACTAAGGATCTTGTTGAGACGATTGGAACTGGCAGCTACAAAGCAAGTTATATCAACTGGGCTCGGACGTTTAACCTGCTGCACGAGCATGCTCCCGGCTGGTACCTGGACGTGGTCCTGTCGCCGGAAGGAGCTGCTGTCTGGCGGGCACCCGGCAATGGCGGTTACCTGATGCTGCGGTTCTGCCATGTTGATGGCACGTGTCTGGCTCCAGCGCCGCAGGCAATCATGGACAACCGGAACGGATCCATTCCGTTTGACAAGATTGCCGCCAGGGATGTGACCGACACGCACCGCCGTGGCGGCTGCATGCTTGCTGCTATGACATTTGGCCTGGCGGTTGAGCTGTGGGCGAAGATGCCACTGGAAAGCGGCTACTCACAGGCCTCTGAGAGCGACGCTACGGCCCCTGTGAGCCCTGTAAGCAGCATCCGTGCCACCACTGCGCCTACAGCCCCCGCAGAGGCCTTTGCGGCCGAAAAACAAGCCACTATGCAGGACTTCCTGGAGGCCTGCCTGGAGAAGGGGCTGTCCACACTGGCAGCGGATAAGTTGCTTGAGGTGATTGGCTCAAATTACGCCGGAGGAATCAAAACCCTTGCCAGCAAGACAGAAGCATGGGTGATTGAGCAAAACCAGAAGGCGAATCCCGAGGAATCGGCGCAGCCTCAACAGGAGAAGCCCACCAAGGCCGCAAAAAAGACTCCCACACAGAAGTCGAATCCAGAGGCGTACTGAAGAACGCTCAGCACTTCCCAAGGCTCGACGATCCGCAGCAACGCACCAAGGTGGACTTCATTGACTGGGCAACCCAGTTCTTTGCAAAGGAATTCCATGGTGTGATCATAAGAGATTATAAAGAGCCTTAGACAGGCTCTTTTTCTCGTCTATCATTCTCTTGACTGTTCCCGACCAATGTCGAAAAGCTTGAGCAACGAAATTACTGCCTGGATGAACGCCGCAGGCAGTAAGCCGGTCTTGAGTAAAGAAGAAATGCTGATCATCGCAAAGAAGATTAAGTCACACGAGGTCGGGAGCCCAAAGTATAAGTTCTATGTGAACAAGTTGGTGTCTCATAACTTGAGACTGGTTATCAGGTCGGTCCATTTGTACATGGACGGCAAGATGAAGAAAGGATGGGGAGGCCCGGAGACACTCGATCTGCTGCAAACAGGAGCGCTCGGCCTGATAAGGGCTGCAGAAAAGTATGACCCAGAAACTGGTTATACTTTTGCCACATACGCAACCTACTGGATCAGGTCTTTTGTCGGTCGTTACGCGATCAAGGCGTCTAGTATATTTCATATACCGGAAAACGCCTGTCGTGATGCCTATTCCTTTGAAAAGTACGGATTCGTTAAAAACAAAAGCCACGAAGCGGGCGAAGCGTTAACAAGACTTGTGCGCTCCGCTCAAGCGGTAATCTCTGTCGATACACCAATAGGCGAAGATGGCGATATTTCGATCATTGAGTGCCTAGAAAGTAAGTATCCGCCCAGCACCGAAAGCACGGCTCGTTTTTCGTGTGAAATGGATGACCTGATCCAGGCGGCAGGGCTAAGTGACGATCAGGTCAAGGTACTGGAAAGCCTGTTTATAGATGAGATGAAAGTTAAAGACATAATGCACGCCAATTCGATCTCCAGGGGAAAGGTTGCTGCTTTGCGTGAAACTGCCCTTGAGAAACTCAGGCTGATTGCCACTGCGGTATAGCTGCCGGTGGACTTTAACCAGTTCACCAAAACTCGATATAATGTATTGTAGGCCCCAACTTAAACGATGGCTACCATTAGTATTGCAGGAACCGTAACTGGCCGCCCCGGTGAATCGCCGGTAACCGTGAAGACCTTTGAGACTGGCGACCCTGTTGTCAGTTTCTCCGTCGCTGACCGCGCTTACGTTTATACGAAACCTGGCTCTGAGCGTCAGGGACAGTTCTATCGATGCGAAGTGCGAGGCAAGACCGCTGAAATCGTAATGCAACGGATCCAGCGCGGCGACAAGGTTGGCGTTTCCGGTCAGCTTGTGCAACGAATGTACAACGAAAAGCTGTTCCTGGACATCAAGAATGCTTCCGTTACCTTCCTTGATGATCGACCTAAAGGCGAGGAACAGGAAGTTCCGTTCTGAGGTATCCTAGACTTAGACACAACGGCCAGGCTATGCCTGGCTGTTTTCTTTTTGGAGTAGTCATGTATCAGTCGCCGAGAATCGATGAGATTGCGCCTGGGGCGTGTGGATTGCTGATGGATGAAACGCCGATATTATTAGCTTCGAATGTAAAGCCGTACGTGATTGCAATACTGTTGCATCGCGGCGCCGTACGTCGCCACGAAATTCAAGCTAGTTTAGTACCCCATTGTTCGACCAGCGACTTGAAAGTTGGTGGATGGGATCCGTTCAACGAAGACTACTGCGAAAATACCAGACTTGAAGAGTTGATCGACGAAGCACTTGGCGACTTTGTCAGCGAAGGTATTCTTCGATACAACGAAAGCCAAGACTTCTGGGTTCTAACTGGGGACAATATTTCTACAATTATTTCCTGGGCTGCGGCCACCGGAGCAAAGTTGCCTCAGCATCTTATAATGGAGTTAACCAATAAGCGATTCAACCGTATCCCAGACTATGTCAAGCCAGACTACGCAACCAACCAAGAAGTCAAAGTCTAGGGCAGTCCCTGACCATAAAAGGCTGGCGGGGCCATCTTTTCCCTTGCCGATCTTTCGCAAAGGAACGATGGTTCAGGTCTACTTGGGAGCTGGCTGGAGTACTGGGCGCGTTATAGCTAGCAAGCAGGATCACTGCCAGGTTACGCTAACGATGGGTAATCGAACAATTACCGTATTTGATGCCAGGTCGATTCGCCAAACTGAAAGCAATGACTGATACACAACAGCAAATCTCTAGGGTTTGCGATGATGTTAAAAACTTGTTGCTGCAAAAGAACAAGAAGTACGGAGATTCTGCGCTGAATCCATCCAGGATCTTCAGCAAGGCGGACACTTCGGAGCAGTTGTGCGTCAGGATAGATGACAAACTGTCGCGCATTGCTAAGGGGGCTGGTTTGCTGGCAACAGATGAGGATGTCTTGCAGGATCTGATTGGCTATCTCGTTCTGTTGAAAATATCCATCTCCAGAGATGGCAACACAAAAGCAGCTCAACCGGCGCCGGTTGACCAGTGGGATGGCTCTGATATTGAGCCATATATGAAGAGCTGGGCCGAATTCTGGAATACTCAAGACAGGCGTCGAGTGGATGCACTTAGCTCAGATGACGCAGAAGTACTTGAACTGCACACTTCCGGCGATAGATTCGGCTGATCACGTATTAGTCATCAGGATGCCGTTGTTTTCAAAGGCACGTCCAAGGTTAACTAGAACTGGTCACGCATTCATGCCGCCAGCCTACAAGCTAGCGCAAGCGGAGATGCGTAAGCTGATTCGTGAGCAGTGGGAGTACGGCCCCTTGGAGGGTCCTGTGTCACTGAAGCTGATCGTCAGGGGTGAAGGTCGAGGAGACACGGACAACATAGCTGGGGCATTCATGGATGCCGCCCAGGGGATCCTGTGGATCGATGATCGGGTCAGCGTAATACCAAAGCTGTCAATTGAATGGCAAAAGGCAGCCAAGGCTAATTCGGAATGGGTCGTAATCATTCACCACGTGTCCGTATAATGTAGATTATAAGCAACACACAATGGCGACGGTAGCCTACAACCAGCCTGACCCCGACTACCGCAGAGAGCTTGGAGAGAACCAAAGCTACCTTAAGAATATCTTAGTAAGTCCAGCTCATTACAGGGCTGGCAAAAAGAGAAAGTTCGCTCCTACTATTAACATGGAGATCGGCTCTGCTCTGCATTGCCTGGTCCTGGAGGGCAAGGAAGAATTTGATCGTCGCTACATCCTGAAACCGGAAGACATCTCCCTGGCCACCAAGGAGGGAAAAGAATGGAAGGCAAGCCAGAAAGGTAAAACAATCCTGACGAATAATGAAAAAGAAAAGGCTTGGGATAGTGTTCACGGCATGGCCGAATCATTGCTGCGCTTGGAGTGGTTTAACCAATCCCAGCCCGATTATCGCAAATACAACGAGCTGTCTATTTACTGGGAAGTGGATGGTATTCCCTGTAAGGGGCGACTTGACAGACTGGTTGACATGGGTGATCATTTGATGATACTGGATCTTAAGAGCACCGATTCGGTCGAATACAGCACCTTCCTTAAGAAGCTGGTAGGTGGCATGAATTATCTGTTTCAGTCGGCATGGTACGCAGAGGCCGCTAGTCTTGCGTATAACAAACCATGCAAGTTTGTTTTTGCCGCAATCGAAAGGACGGAACCGTGGACATTGTCTCTGTTTGAGATTTCGGATGAGATGATGGACGAAGGTAATCGTCAGATCAAGCGAGCGCGGCAGTTGTTAAAAAAGTGTTTAGATGCCAAGGATTGGCCTCGACCAGAGGTTTGCTATAATGTACTGAGCCTGCCAACTTGGTACCGCTCACCAGTTTCGACCTACAGCCCCGAATTTGAGGACTTGTTCTGATGAGCAATCAACAAAGCGTGAACATAGGTAGCGCCAGTGGAACCACACTGCTTGGTGTTCTGTTTGTTGGATTGAAGCTGACTGGTTACATTAACTGGCCGTGGGTGTGGGTGTTGTCTCCATTCTGGCTGCCCCTGGCAATAGTGCTGGCCCTGGCCCTCCTTGCCTTTATCGTTTACGCAGTAGCCTCTATCGGTAAGAAGTGATCATGGCCACAGAAAAAACCATCAGACCAGTTCGCGCCTCTGATCTTCTTGGCCTGGACGAAAGGCTGACGGTAAAAGTTCTGGACTGCTACGCCGACCCCGAAAGGGTGATCTGGCAGGCTGGTAAGAATGATTACTCCGAAGTTCCCATCCACGAGGTCAAGCCCCTGAAACGAGAAGAGGCTGGTAAGTGGATTGTCGACCACTTGCTGTCGGGCGAAAAGGGGCACTACGGCCCACTGGAACACCCACAGATAACACTGTCTTGTGCCGGTTATGTGCACAATGTCATAGTGCAAGCACGCACGCATCGAATCGGCACTTCGTGGGATGTTCAATCTCAGCGGTACACCGGCAAGCGTGTCCTGAAGGTCGCTGACCGCGAAATTGATGTGGAAGACGTCTTCTACATCAGGCCGCCTGGTCTTTACACAAACCGACAGGGCAAGAAGTATGAGTGGACCAAAGAAAACATTGAAGATAAAAGAGGCAAAATAATTCTTGCCTGCGAGGATTACGCCAAAGATTACAAAAATGGCTGCTCCGAAGAGCACATTCGCGATTACCTGCCTCAAGGCATCAGGCAAAACTTTGTTGTATCATTTAACCTGAGGTCCGTGTTGCATTTCATGGATCTCAGATCCAAGTTAGATGCACAACTGGAGATCGAGGCACTATGTGAGCAGTTTATACCAATCCTGAGGGATTGGGCCCCATCTGTGTGGGGTTATTATGAAGCGAAACGCTTGCACAAGGCCAGGCTTTCACCGTAAAACCAGTATTGGTACAATAGTTTACGCAGATGAATGAAAAAGAACCAGTGTCCGACTGGCCAGAATCTAAGCCAATAAAAGGTGACGCTGGCCCTATTTATGGGTTTCGGCGTGGCTATCGTGTCAAGGATGCTGGCCGCCACGAAAGTGCTGACCAATTCAATTGCTTTCAGAAATTCCTGTTGCTTCAAGGTACCAGGGCATTCTCTGACCTGGAAACTGTAACCGGCCATTGCGCTCCATCTTTATCAAGATGGGCTTCAACTTACAACTGGCAACGCCGTGCTGCGGCTTATGACAAGGATCAACTCGCTATTGTATGGAAAGAAGCTGAGAAGTTTCAGAAAAATACCCACAGGGAAGCAATCGTAGAATTCAGGGAGTCATCCGAACGCCAAGCCAGGATGATGGCACGCGTTTCAGAAGACCTGTTGCGCGTGCTTGGCAAGCGCATCGCAAAGGCGGAAGACGAAGGCGAAGAGGTGCCGATGGCACTGGTCTCGGGCTTGTTGCGTGCCGCTGCTAACATAAGCGAGCAATCACGCCAGTCTTGGGCCAACTCATTGGGCATCAATGAGATGCTTGAGATGGTTGATTCCGAGATGACCAAAGCAAATGTTGAGGATGTAACCGATGTCGACGCCTACGAAATCCCAATCGATGAGTGAAGACTTCCCTCTTTTTGTTACGGTAAACGAGGATGACTCGATTACAATTGAGTGGGACGAAAATCATCCAGTTACATCAGTTTTCAATACATGGACCGAAAAGGACTTCCTGGATTCAATACTGAATGGCTGTAAAGATGTGATTGGCGAAGAGGAATACGATAGAATAAAGAAAGAGCACCTTCCCAAGGAATAGATGGCTACCAGAGCTGGCAAACAATTCCTAGAAAAAGCTGGCTCAGATCGCGAGATGGTTCGCGAGTTAAGAAGGGTGAAAACCCAAAAGAAAGAAGGCGGGCAGCAAATAGTCCTGCATCAATTCATAAAATCAGTATCTCCCAATTACAAGTTCTACAAAGTACACGCAGAACTGACAAAACAATTGCAAGCCATCATCGATGGAAAATGCAAGAGGCTTATCATACAGGTGCCGCCACGTATTGGAAAGTCGTACCTGTCCTCTAAGTTGTTTCCTGCTGCTTATCTACTGGCCCACCCAGATAGGTATGTCGGCCTAGTATCCTATAGCGCTGAACTTGCGGAGGGCTTCTCTAGGTCAGCGCGGGACTACTACAGGCAGGCTGGAGGCACATTTGATCCGTATAAGCAAGCTGTCAACGACTGGGGAACACAGGGCGGTGGTGGTTTGTGGGCAGCGGGTGTTGGCGGTGCTATTACTGGTCGATCGGGTCACCTGTTGATCGTCGATGACCCTGTCAAAAACAGGGAAGATGCCGACAGCCCCAGGGTGATGGAAAAATTGTGGGATTGGTATACGTCAACCCTGTATACACGGCTTGAGCCAAATGTCGGCTCGATTGTCATTATTCAGACGAGATGGAGTCAAAATGACCTGATCGGACGATTGATCGAATCAGAGATGAATGTATCCGAGAAAGGTCGAGAGGGCTGGACAATTCTTGATTTGCCCGCTATATCGGAGGATCCGGGCTCCAGGCCACCTTTGCCGGAGCACTGCAATATAATAACTGATTGGCGAGAGGAGCCAGGCCTTGCATTATGTCCACAGCGATATGGAATCGACGAATATGAGCGCATCCGCGAAGCAATTGGCACAAGGGATTTCGCAGCCTTGTTTCAGCAAAGACCGGCGCCAGAGGGCGGTAACATGTTTGACCCGAGCTGGTGGCAGTATTACGACCAGCTTAAGGAACTGCCTGAGTTTCAGCGCGTCATCCTTAGCGTTGACTGTACCTTTACAAATACAAGCTCCAGTGACTATGTCGTTGGCAGTATCGTAGGACAAGCTGGTAACAGTTTCTACGTACTGGATATGGTCAGAGAGAAGTTGGACATTATTGGTACTATCAGCATGATATCAAGGATGTACAAAAAGCACGCGTTAAGCGGAACGGTTATCGAGCTAGCTGCTTCTGGATATGCTGCATATCAGTTACTTCAAAAGAAAGTACCTGGCCTTATTGGTTTCAAGCCAGAAAAATCAAAAGTAGCTCGTGCTGCTGGCATCGTACCAATAGTAGAGGCTGGTAATGTCTATTTGCCAGCAAGTGCCACCTGGCTGGACGTATTTATGAACGAATTCAGCCTGTTTCCTGCCGCAAAAAATGATGACATAATAGACTCAATTGGCATGGCTATTAACTACATGTCACAGCGCACTGTTCCTGTTATGACTGAGGTAAGCTGGGGGAGAGGAACTGCCTTACCGGCAACACCGTACAGGATTGACTAAGGTTATGGCAAAGAAACCGCAAAGCTTCCAGTTAACACCAGAGCAGCAAGAAATGGCTGCGGAGAATATAAACCTGGCAAGAAGGGAAGCTTGGCGTGTTCAGAGGACGACAGGCATCGAATATTCGGTCTTGGAGGGTGCTGCATTCCTTGGTTTATGTAAGGCATGCCATCGGTATGACCCGGAATCGGGCTACAAATTTTCTAGCTTAGCAACGCCAACAATAAGAGGCGAAATCTTGCACTGGGTAAGGGATCGCACTTATGCAATGCGTTTGTCACATCGCATGCGGGAGAATTGGGTCAAAGGACGCAGATTGCTATTCAATGGATCTAATGACATAGCAATATCCGAAAAGCTAGGTATATCGCTTGGAGAGTGGCAGGAAACCAGATCAGCATGCTCTGGTCCGCCGCTTGAGCTAAAAGATCAAGCGATGCCAACGGATCCGCTGGAGCCAGAAGAGATGGACTTCAAAATAGACTATCGAGAGAAGGCGAGGGAAATGGTTGAGGCGCTGTCCACCAAGGATTACAACTCTATGGCGTCTTACTGCAGGGGCGACCTGTCGAAGCCACCGGTCAGGCAGTTCACGTCGATGACCAGTGGCCTGAGGCAACAAAAATTATCAATACCAGACCCGGTTACCCGGCTAGACTGAGGCCAGTTCCCAGCGCCATTGTGAAATCTGTAATTAGTGATTACACAATAAAGGCGGTCAAAGATATACCAATTACAAACGTACTAGACAGTCAGCATGTAGAGTACAAAAAGATAGGAAAAGAAGCGATAACATTATGCCCTTGGCATAATGACAGAAATCCATCGTTAACCATAAACGATGAAAAAAGCCTGTGTTATTGCTTTGTTTGCCAGACGGGTGATGATGGTATAGGCTTCATCCAGGCAAAGCTTGGACTGTCTTTTGCGGAAGCGGTAGAAAAGATAGCTATTTCCAACAACATAGAGGTAATATACGAAAACCTGAATCCAGAACTTGCGCTAAAGGAAGCAAGGCGAAAGGTTCAGTTGATGAACCAACTGACAACCGAACACGAATCTTACCGCAGATTTCTGAAGGACCCAAGGGCTCAAAGGATACGAGACTTTCTGGATGCCAGGGACATAGAACCAGCTACTTCTAAGCACTTTCAGCTTGGTTATTGTCCTCGTGGATTTTTTGGCGATAGGATCACTGTACCGATTCACGACCACATTGGTACACTGGTCGGTTTCGCCGGTAGGGCCACAAGCAATACAGTTAAGCCAAAGTTCAAGAATTCTGAGAACAGTGAATATTTCGATAAATCAAAGCTAGTGTTCAATGAGCACAGGGCTATTCAACACATCAGGGAAGCCGATAGTCTTGTTTTTGTGGAAGGTCACTTTGATGTAATATCACTATGGCAATTTGGCATCAAAAATGTAGTAGCCCTTCAGGGTACAGCGACGCCAAGTGATTCCATACTGCATAGACTAGCCAGAAGGACAAAGAGATTCATACTGTGTTTCGATGCAGATGAAGGTGGCCTAAAGGCAACGGAGGCGTTTATTAAGTCCGCCGGTCCGATGGCATGTCGCGGTGATCTAAGCTTGTCGGTTGCACAGTTACCGGACGGCAAGGATCCAGAGGACTGTATCAACAGCGGGTTAGACCTGTTTTCCATAATTGAAAGTGCAAAACCGTGGCTCGACTGGCAGCTTGATGTGTGGCTAAAATCTGTAGACAGGTCAGACACTGCGCGATACACGGAGATAGAAGCCAGGATACGTGCCTTGGTTGAATCGATACACTCCCCAACCCTGAGGCAATATTATATCGACAAAGCATCACTGGCCCTATCGCAGGACCCAGAGTCAGCCGCAAAAACTGCAAAAGATTGGTTCAAGAATACATCAACGATAAAAAGCAGGAAAAGGTGGCTGAAGCCAAGCCCACTTGAGACCAGGATGATGGTAGAGCGAAGACTGCTCAGGTTGTACATTCACTTCCCTGAACTAAGGCCAGATCTTGTCGGTCTGATGGACAGACTATATTCACCCGCGCATAAGTGGTTATGGCAAAGGTTGCGGGAAATCGAAGATTTCAGCGATGGCGTAAGCATGGTCGAAACCCTTTTGGCGGTGTACTGCGTTTCGGAACCGCATTACACGAGACAACTTAGATCGATAGCCATGCCGACGATCAAGGTACACAGTGATTCTGGTATAATGGATCATATCAAGAACATCTTGTCGCAGGAGCTTGTCGTAAATGGCATCTGAAGGGAAACCGCAATTCTTGATGTACACACTGGCTGGTTGCCCTTATTGCAATCAAGCAAAGGCATTATTTGATCACTATAATGTCAGGTATCAGGTGAAATACGAGAAAGCGCCCGACTGGGATACTTTCCCTGGTATCTACAAAATCACAGACGATGGCCCGGAGTTGATAGGTGGCTTTTCCGAGCTGGCCGAATACTCGTACAAGGATGGGCTATGAGGCGTGATCGGAATTTCCGTCCACGCTTGATTGCTGTTAAATCCTTAAGGCATGGATAACTTACGAACAAATTTGAGTTGTCATGACTAAGATGGACCCGTCAGCACCGTTCCCTGGTTCGCTCCAACATGGCGAAGGCACCCTCTGTGAAAAAGACACTAAGCGGCAACAATCGCCCGTTGGAGCGTATCGGGAAAAAGACGGCACAAGGCGCCGGTCTCCGGTCTAAGCCCAAGAGAGGGCACAAGCGTTACCGTGGTCAAGGGCGATAGGCAATGGAGCATCCGGTATCTAAACAACAGGTCTGGAGATCTACTGTGGCTGCTAAGCAAGCCATAGCAGAAGGAAGACTTGCAGATGCAGTAAGTTTGCTATATTTTATGCACAAAAACCATATAATGGAATGGGTGTGCGTAAAACGAGAGCTACTTGCTTCGGCGCAAGACTCCAGGTCGCTGCTAACAATAGCTACCGTACTGGATGCATCAAAGAAAAGCACACTTTCTGAGTCCGCCAGGGTGATACCGGGCCTCTCTGATTTGCTTCATCAGGATCCGTATCAAGAGTTGCTGGATTAAGTCGATTTACGGCTTGAGTACGGCTATTTTCGCGTCACTTGCGGCAATCTAAAGTCCCTTTAATTTCAATCATGTCGGAATTCGGTCAATTCGCTCCTTCTGGGCCTGCGGTTTTCTATCGTTCGTACTCCCGGCGTAAGGCAGACGGGTCGCGTGAAAACTTTGAAGAGGCAATTACGCGTACAATATCTGCCATCGCAGAGGTAGGTAAATTTACTCAGGAGCAGAAGGCGCTATGTATTGAAGCTGGACTGAGACAGCAATGCTTCCCTAGCGGGCGTGCGTTGTGGGTTGCAGGTACGGAGTGGTCCAAGAAGCAAGAGAACTTCCCTGGGTACTACAACTGCTGCTCGATGCACGCAAACGATCCCTCGATGTTTGGCTTGCTGATGGAGCTGGCCATGATGGGAACAGGCACTGGCGCCGTCATGGAGGAAGACGTTGTAAACAACATGCCGCCAATTCAAAGAAAAGTTTCTATTAGCAATATCAGGAACAACGAAGGAATCAAGGGTGGCGATGCAGATACAACCATCAGGTTTACTGGGATTGTTGATGAAAAGCCAATCATCACAATCAAGGTTGGCGATTCCCGTCAGGGCTGGGCTAGTGCCTACCAGGGTTTAATTACCCTAGCTATGGGGTACCCGGCTCAAGACGAGGAAGAGGACACAGTCCACTGCGATGCCGAAATAGTGCTGGATCTGAGTCACGTCCGCCAGGCGGGTGAACCCCTCAAGGGCTTTGGTGGCACTGCTAACCCTGTTCGGCTGCGGGAGACGTTTGAGCGGGCGGCAAAAGTGCTCTGCAAGGCCAAGGGGCGCAAGCTGACATCGATTGAGTGCTGCTTGCTGATTGATGAAGCAGCCAGTGCAGTAGTGGCCGGCAACATCCGCCGCAGCGCCGGCATGCGCCAATTTTCGTCCTGCGACAATGAGGCCGCTTCGGCCAAAGATGGCCTGTATAAGCAGGATGAAAACGGCAACTGGAGCGTAGATCCCGAAAAAGAAGCACTCAGGATGGCCAATCACACCCTGTGCTTCCATGCGAAACCTGACCATAAAACGATCAGGGCCAGTATCGAAAAGCAGTTTTGGTCCGGCGAAGGTGCCATCATGTATGTGCCAGAGTCGATCGCCAGGGCAAATGCCGACCTGTTGAATACAGAACAACTAAAGAAGCGGTTCCTTGCTTTGTACGTGCGCAGTCAGGATGATGCACGTCAGATGCTGACCGAACTAGCGGAAAAAGCTGGTGAACCAACCGATGAACGCATCATTCAGCATCGGATGGATAGGTACGGGCTTAATCCGTGCTTTGCTCCGGGCACTATTGTGATGACCAGGGAAGGTTATTTCCCGATCGAATCACTGGTTGGCGAGACTGTTGAAATTCATGATGGGAACGAGTGGCGCGTCATTGACAATTTCCGGGTTACTGCTAATGATCAAGATGTTTACAATGTAATATTGCATGATGGGACAGTTATTACAGCTACTGAATACCACAAGTTTATCCTGAAAGATGGAACCAGAAGAGAACTGAAGGACCTGAAGCCCGGCAATGAGCTACTGGCTGCTACGATTGAACCGGTCAAGGGTTCAGTAAACGCAAAGGGCGCATACCTGAAGGGCTTCCTGATCGGAGATGGTACGTCAAATAAAGGGAAAGGCGCTTTCTGTAAGGTGTACGCACCAAAAAAAGTTTGCGCGGATCGATTACGTGCATCTCTCATTGAGCTTGGAGCATTTGATGATCTAGAAGTGCTGACCGGGGCTGGTTACATCCGTGGACTGTCTTCTACTTGCGAAGACATGAATCAATGGTGTTACAAATATAAGCACACATTTCCCGACGAGGTGCTTAATTGGACAGACGAGGCGAAAGGTGAGTTTATAGCCGGATTATTCGATGCAGATGGCACTGCGATGGATAGCAAAAAGGGTTTTTCTTATCAACTTACCAGCGTAAGTTTGCCATTCTTGCGTGGACTAGTGGCCTTACTGCGCACCATGGGCATCAATTCAAAAATCGGTCCGGTTCGCGAAGGTGGCATCAAAGATTTTGGTCCAGACAAAGGGGGAGTATGTCAAGTTAAAGACACCTACCGGCTTGCTATTTCTCAATATAACTCTATTATTCTGGCTAGACGGGTAAGATTTGAACGCCTTAAATCTTTTGCAGGCAGAGAGACCTCCCACTCTGTAAAGAGTAAATCCAATGTTGTCTCTTCCATTGAATTTGCGTACACAGCGCCAGAAGTGTACTGCTGCACCGTACCCGGAAGTCATGCCTTTACCCTTGGGGCACTTTTGTTAGTGGCACAGTGCGGTGAAATCCTTATGCGTGACAACGTATGTAACCTCAGTGAGGTCCATCTGAATACTATCGATCCAAGTGATTCAGAGCTGCAACGTCAGGCATTCTATGCCGGTGGTCTGCAAGTTGCGGCCCTGCTACAACACAAATTTGTCCCCGAGCGCCTTTCTTATAGCCGTGAAAACGATCCGATTGTTGGCGTCAGTTTTACTGGCCTGTTTGACTTTTTTGTGCATGCTTTTGGTGCCCCTTGGCTGAAGTGGATGATGAAAGGTCGCCCTGGTGGTGCTGAGTGCAAGAAGTACGATGCCAGGGAAAAGAAATTCCTCAGGGGCTGGAGGATTGCTGCCGAGCAGGGTGTCAGGGACTACTGCGAGCAGCACGGTATTCGTGTCCCAAACAGGTTCACCACAGTGCAACCTGCTGGCTCCAAGAGCCTGTTGACCGGCGCTAGCAGCGGCTGGCATCCGCCGAAGGCACAGCGCTTCATCCGCCGGATTACCTTTGGCGTAAATGATCCACTGGTCAGTGCATTGCGTGATTACGGCTACAACGTAATTCCAGCACAAAGCGCCAGGGACGAAGACGGTAACCTGCTTGATGACATCAGCGATCCCAGGGTTCGCGAAGTGTTGGTTGAAATCCCCACAGAAGTATCGTGGGCTAATTTACCTGGTTGCGATGAGTTCGACCTTAGCAAGTTACCAGTTAGCGCTCAGTGGGGACTCTATATGCAGGTTCAAAAAGAATACACCCAGCACAACACATCCGCAACCCTGGAGTTTCGTCAAGACGAAATAGACCAACTGGCTAATTTAGTCCACCAGTCAATCCAGTCGGATGGTGGATACATTTCGGCTGCTCTGCTTGCCAGGTTCGATGCAAACGAAACATTCCCACGATTGCCGTTTGAACCAATCGACAAGCAGATGTACGAACGTCGCATGGCTACGGTGAAAATCGTTCGCTCAATGCTGCCGGAAGATGTTACATTTCTTGACCTATTGAAGAAATACGACAATGCGGACTATGAACTGAAAGGTGCTGCTGGCTGTGATTCAGCTAAGTGTTTAACAGAATCAGAGAAAGACTCTGATCAAGCTGGATTGCTCAAGTGATCCAAGGGGCCGGTGATGCTATACTGGGCTATCCGGCCCCATCAGATGATCTCTTCTTCTGAAGAACCTCTGGATCATAGTCACTATGGCCCAGAGGTTCAAGAAAAGCTGAGCATATTCCAGGATCTGTTCAAAAGCTATTACAACATCACCTGGATTAAGTTCAAGGAGAACTCAAACCGCTTGGACACTATACAAAGCGCTTGGGATGCACTTGCTCGCGCCAGAAAGAAAGAAACTGGCAGCGGGTTCTATCTTACACCAGAGCAGTACAACAATGTCCACAATCGTTGATTCTCAAATACTGTCCATGTGCCTTTCGAGGGAAGTGTTAATCGAACCCTTTCACGCCAGCCAGTTGAACCCTGCCTCTTATGATGTAAGGCTCGGCGAGACGATTCTAGTAGAGCAACCAGAAGGTGGTTGGATTGAGGAGTCTTTACCATATTCACTGGCGCCGGGTGAATTTATTCTTGGTTGCACTGAAGAGTGGGTAAATATTCCATCTGATATGGAGGCGGTATTTCAACTGAAATCCTCCAGGGCTCGTGAAGGTTACGAGCATGTTCTTGCTGGTTACATCGATCCAGGGTTTTCTGGAAAAGTGACGCTGGAGTTGGTTAACGTGAATCGATATACGACCCTGTATTTGGTAAAAGACATGTTGATTGGACAGCTCAGATTTATGAAAACGGATCAGCCCTGCCGGATTCCGTACTCACAAAAGGGGCATTATCACAACGACAACAAAGTAACCGCCTCTAAGGTGAATGCTTTTGGATTTATTTCCTGAATTCATAGTATTCCTGGAACCCTAGGGGAGCCAAAGGCGAGACGCCGGCAGAACTTTAGGCGCGATGCCCCATGAAGGTCGTACATCCAACTGACAATCCAGGACTGGTCAGCTACCACCGGCCAGAGCTGGTTGATCTGCTGCCTGGTCTGGAACTGGCACTAGATTGTTGGAATTTGTTGGATACAAACGGCAGGGGGTCGGCTAAGCCTAAATATCTGGTACAGGAACCGGCTGAGCCCAAGAAAGCCTACGAGGCCAGACTGCACAGGTCTACTTATACGCCTATTTTCAGAGATTCGATCCGAGCATATGCGGGCCTGCTGAATCGCTTTCAACTTGTTGATGCGCCCCCCAGTCTTAGCAATTCGGAAAGCAATATCGACCTGCAAGGATCCAGTATCCAGAGTTTTTGGAATCGCTGTGACGAATTAGCCATCCGGGACGGTGGTGTCTTCGTGATGGTTGATATGATGCCGGAGCAGGACCAAACATCGAATTTCTTGGATCAACAGCGTGATGGCCGCAGGCCTTATGTGATTTTGATAGAAAGAAAAGATGTCATAAATTGGTCTGTTGCTTATAATGGCGGACGCGAATTTATCCAGCATGCAACAATTCGCCAGATCAAGTCGATGCCAATGGATGATGGGTTTGGCGTCAGGCTGGAGCCTGTTTACTATGTACTGAAGCCAAATCTTGTAGAAGAATATAGGATGGAAAAGAAAGATGGCAAATGGAGACAGACACTGGTCAGCTCCGTGCCAACGACACTACCTGTTGTTCCGTTGATATGGTATGGCGCATCAACTAGCAGATTTGCTCAAGGTGATTTACCAATGAATGGTCTTGCTGAACTGAGCATTCAGCACTACCAAATGCGATCCGACCTAACGGAATTGCTGCATAAATGCGCCATGCCGGTGCCGGTCAGAAAAGGTGCCCCCGTTGGCCCGGACGGACGCACTGCACCACTGATCCTGGGGCCAAATACTGCGGTTGACCTGCCAGCGGATGGCGGCGAATTCGCTTTTGCTGAGCCGACTGGCCGCAGCCTTGAGCGCCATCAAGCGGAAGTAACGCACCTGGAAGCCCTGATGGACAGGTCTGGTCTCAATTTCCTGTATGGAGCAAATATCAAGACGGCAACAGAAGCATCACTAAGGGCTTCTCAGATAGCGTCACAGGTTGCATCTCTGGTGCGCAATAAGACCAGTTCCTTTAACACTGTTATGCGACTGTGGGCTGTCTATGCTGGGGAGCTAGCAAAACTGACGGCGGAATCTGGCATAGCACTTAACGATAGCTTGATAAATCGACCCATTGATCCAAGTGGCATCGCTCAACTTGTTAATCTGTATAACTCGAAACTGCTTAGCGGTCAGACAGTACTTGCGGAGCTGCAGCGTGGTGGAATTTTAGATCCAGACATGAAGATCAAAGAGGAAATGAACAGAATCTCGAAAGAGGAGGCCGCATCAAGCGGCGGTAGCGATAGTTTGCCGCCAATCAGAACCGCCAATAACCGAACCCAGGTAGCCGAACCGCCGGCACGAAATCCTTAGGTAAACCACTAAAGAGTCTGTTTAGTTCAATGTTATACTGGAATATAAGGCAGAAAACCAGGCCCATGGTCATCGCTCGTATCGAGTTCCTGCAAGAGCACGCCCATTCCTACGTGCAACAAGGAGAAGATGGCAGCCAGCCTGTGTTTGCGGAGATGCAGTTCGATTCACCAGAAGAGCTGATCGCAGTCCTTAAGGAATTCGAGTACGCAATCAAAGATTGCACGGCAGACATCAATGGTAGACTGATTTCCTTGAGCGGATTCAAGACTACGTGAATCATCCGTTAAATAACGGCAAATTCATCAGATCCCCTGGTGGCAGCTTCCTGTACTGCATCCAAGGGCCGGTCTGTCGCTTGTATGACAGAGAAGAGTTGCCCTGGCCCTGCTGTCGCCTGAGCTGGAAGGGCAAGGAGCCGAGCTGGAACCGAGTAGGTCGACGCTTTGTTCCAGATGTAGCCGCGTCCAGGTGTCCGAGCTATGCTGTCATAGCAACAGATCAGACTGGACACCAATGGACCCAGGTCTTGACAATTTACAACAGAAAGTTGACGCCAGTGGAAAAGGATTGGTGGATAACGAGAAAGCCAACGAACAAAGAGTATCCATCACTACCAGCAGACCTCTCAGAGGTCAGAACTGGACAAGTATTCTAAGGAAGGCGAACCTGGAGGCGCCCGGCTACCAGGAAACAGTAGAAAAGATAAAAAGAGAAAAGGATGCTAAGTGAATAGCTATACTGTGTCAGTTACCTGCCAGGTTTGGCGAACATGAAAGCCGCTGTTGCCGATCGCTATAACCGACTAAAGCGTGCTGCTCAAATTATCTCCAACATTTACGATAATCCCGATCAAAAACTGATCAGATTGGCAGAAAATGCTGGCTGCCTCGACGAGCTTGAGTTCCTGCTGGAGGAGTCGCGGAAATGGTTGGACGATGACGACTACTTCGGTGAGGTGGCGTGGACCATGGTGAACGACCCAGGTTCACTTGTTGGTGCTTGTTGAGATTTGTAACAATTTTCGTACAGGGGACCAGTCGTGCTAATGTTGAGCCTGTTCTAGAGGGAAGACCCCATGACCATTGACACGCTTTCATCCGATGAAATTTGTGGCGCACCCGTCAGGCGTTCAAACCGTCCTCTGACCCAGTTCGCCGTCCGAGAGGTTGAGGACTTTCTGCTTGGTAAGTCGGAGGCGCACCGTACTTCGATTCACAATACGACCATTGATGTCGTACAGGAAGACAAGCGCAGCAAAAGCCTGTTCGTTCGACTGCATGGTGAGACAATCCTTGCACTGTCCATCTCCTTGCCCGACGAAGAGGTTATTCATACACAAATCTCCCTTGGTACCACCTTTACTGCGGATGGCTGCCCCACGAAGACAACGGTGGAAAGGCTGAATGGTCTGCTTGACTGCCTTGGTACGCATGGCGTGATCCCCGAAAAGGTCAGGATATTCAGGGATCCCAGTGGCGGTGGTTCTTTCTTCTTTGGCAAAGGAGAAAAGAAGACCCCCGTTGGGCAGCGCCATGCCAGGAACATTGTCCTGAAGTCGGATCCTGACGAGCTGTTGATCGAGTCGTCTGATGTTAATCAAGACTGGGAGATCATGAAGAAAAAGATGGTTGGCGGTACCGTGACTTACGAGAAAAACAAAAGGCTGGCCTCTCGCAATGCCTAGGCAAATCCCGTACCCAGACTACATCTGCAATGATTGTGGCCACCAATATGGCAGATGGTACGCTTCTGGTTCTTATACTGGTCCGTCCGACAATTGCGCTACCTATCATGAGGGAAATTGTGGCATCTGCGCTAAGCGAAATGTTATGGTAACAGAACCACGTGACTTTGGTCATCTCTTAAACTGGGGTGCAATCCGGGATAAGATTCGTGAAAACAGAAAGGTACGCAAGAACAAGAACAATTGCGAAGAACCTGGGAAAGCTCGGAAAGTGGACACTGCTTGAACTACTGTTGATCCGTTACCCAAGCGGATCAAATGTTGATACCTCAATCAGTCTTGCGATTGGCAAACAACACGGAATAGGGATCAGCATGCTGTGTCCCTATTTTTTGTTGGAACTTAATCTGCTGCCTCTAACTGTCTGCACTCATTCATATTACATAGAGAATTGCTGATGGTGTTACCGACAAAGTCTTACCCAAGGGCCTTGCACATGTACAAAGTGCTGTACAGGGACGACTCCTTTAGAGTACTGTATGCCTGTGGCATGACACACGCACACGCAACATCCAGAGAGTACTGGCCTGGCCAGGAAATCGAAAGCATTATTCAGTTGGACGACTCATGGAAGAACTGAACGCTGTACTTTACGCATTGAATATGTCCCTAATGGCAGGTATAGCTATCTTCCTGATTCTTTACTTTGGTGGACACCGGTGACAACATTAGAATCTTTCTGGTATTCGCTTGCCCCAATCTTGCTCGTGCTGTTGACCGGCTATCTGTCTATTAAGTTTACTTCTCGCGTATTGCGTGACCACAGAAACCATACCGACACCGACTAATGTCAGCAAAACCTGACACCTTAGACAGAAATCGTTGGGCTTCGGTAGCCTGTCAATACCAACCATTTTTTTTGAGTGGTTCCAATCATCTCTGGACCTGACTACTGGGTGGCAGTAGTGTAGAGTTCTGTTTCGATCATTGCTTAAAACAATCAGTCTGCTTGGCGTTGCTTCGCTGGTCTTCTCGTCATTCAATCCAGCACAAGCAATCAACAAGCAATGCACTACGGCCTCTTACTATGGCCATGGTGATGGTTTTCATGGTAAAAAAACCGCTAATGGAGAACGATTCAATGGACACGGCATCACCACGGCTCATCCCCGCCTGCCATTCGGATCCATGCTCTTGGTTTTCAACGCTGACACAGGTAAATCCGTAACAGTTCGTGTCAATGATCGCGGCCCATACGTTCATGGTCGTGGGCTAGATCTGAGCTACGGCGCCTTCCTGAAGGTGGCCAATCCCTCGCAGGGAACCGCCAAGGTCTGTTATACGCGGCTCGCTTGACATTGAACAGCTAATGTGGGGGGCTCCCCCCTTTTTTATGGTCGAGTTTTTCTTTACACCAGCGCAACGCCAGCGTGCTCTAGAAGAGGCCGCAAGGCGGCAAGACTCTAATCAAAGGCTTGGGCGCAAAGGTCGCAACAAGGGGCCTGCAACTGGCCCAGAGGCCCTAGAAAAGCACAAAATAGGAGCTGGGGCAGAGTTAGCGGTAGCAATTTACCTTGGACTTGAAGAATTTGTATTTCAGGATACAAATCCTGTCAGGGGGTCGTCTGATTTACCTGGAAAGATCGACGTAAAGTGCAGGCCCTGTCATCACTGGGATTTATTGGTACAATTGGATGACGACCTTGAAAAGACCTATGTGCTAGTTACGATACAACACAGGCGTATATTTATCCATGGGTGGATTCATGGTTCCATGATCCCCAGGGAATGCATAAAAGAGTACGCCCCAGGAAGGCCCTGTTACAGCATCCCACAATCAAACCTGAAACCAATTGAGGACTTGAAATGTCAGGCGGAAGCTGCTTAAGTCGTCATGATTGCTGGCTCTCCTGGGAAGAGCAGGATGGAGAAGAGTTTGCTGTTCTTAACTTTTCGGATGATCTGATAGGGCAACTTGGGTGGAATGAAGACGATGAGTTGATATGGACCGAAAATGAAGACGGATCAATATCTATTGCCAAGTCGTAATAATGGATAAACCATTGCATATACCTGAACTCAGGGAAAAGGTAGCAAGAAAGATGTGGGAAGTTTGCCGATCAAGTAATGATCCATTGGAGCCACCGCTGGCAACATATGTCATGGCCGAAGTGGCCATCAAGGAGATCTATGGCAATGTTGATAAGATACTGTTGGAAACCATCAGGAATCGGTTAGAGGGACTGGTATGACTGATGAAGAAATCATAAAGACAATCCAGGCTAAGATCCGTAACCACGAGGTTCGGGTTGCCATCGTGTCTGGTATTCTGGGTTTGGTAATCCTGACCGGAATCTTCCATGCAATTTACCTCAACCACACCCTGGTGTCTCGATAACCTGACCCAAGACGAGCGGGATGAGCTGATTGTATTGAAGGCAGCGATCAGTTACCTGCCTAGCACGGTTCACCCTGCTAAGATGATGCGGTTCACCCAGCTTTGCGCCCGGTGCCTGTGCGGCAAGGGCGATCCCTCTTGCTAATGACGAACAACCTTGAACACAAGAAAGATGGCTTTGTTGTCAAGTACCGCGTTGGTCGCAATGTAAATTGTACGCGATTTGCTGATACAACTATTCATCACTCTATTGCTAATATCGCTACGTTTCTGATTGGTTGCGGATTTGGTCGCTCGGCCGTCGTCGAAGCACTCAAGGACGCAGCGGAGCAAATCGAATAAAACTCGGACTGACCTCATGGTGGGCCCCAGTAAGACCTCCCGCATTGGGAGGTTTTCTCGTAGGCGCCCTGGGTCAATTCCGAACAAATCCCGAAGGTCTTGACACTATGACAAATCAGGGTCTATGGTTAAGACACAGGTAAGCAACCTGTTGTTATGCAATCAAATCCCACTACCATCATTAAGACATGGAACGAATCCTCGATTTCTGCGACGTAACAAGCTGCGATCTCAGTCTGTCCGGCCCAGGCCTGGTACTAAGGTTGTCTCAAGGAGATGTTGTCACGAAAATCAGGATCGGTACTGATAAATTCGCGGAAACCCACCCGCCAGTAAAAGCGATCACAAACACTGTCAGCGTGACACCAGTCGCAACGGGCCGCCAGCAAGCTGTGGTTGGACTGATTGAGAAGTCCGCATCAGTGGCACTCGCGGGCAGATCCAAGCGCGTGCCTCAGCGTCGATTGAACGAACAAGACGTTAGGGAGATCAGACAAAACTGGGACGCAACCGTAAAAGCCTGCGGCTCCAAAAATGCCGCCGCAGATCAGCTTGGACGCATCTATAATTGCAGCGCCAAAAACGTGTATGCAATTATTTACAGATATTCATGGGTGAACATCTGATGATCCGCTAAGCTGAGCACGCGGCAAGGGGTTGCCGTGTGTGAGGAGAGTGCTAAACTGGCGCTGGCCACGAGCTAGCGCTTTTTTATGTCTAACGAAATCAGCGAAGAGTCACGCATGGTTATCACCCTGGATGACTACAAGTTTCAGCTTAAGGATGTGAATGAGCCGGGTGGCTTTGCTGAATACAAGGGAAAGATGGAGGTATCTTATGATGGAGAATTTCTTGGCATAGACATCTGGGAAACTCCAGTTGATCATGATTTTGCCGATTCACCTGTTCAGCAAATAACTCTTGCTGGACCGGATCAGTCTAATTTGCTAGTGGGTGCGGTCCTTGCCTTGTTGGAATCTTATGGTCATCAGACTGTATTAGATGACGAGGACATACAGGCAGAATACAAGCAAATGGCGGATGAGGCAAAAATCATATACGCTCAGGAAGCCGAGAACTCAAGCACTCAGGAAACAACTGAACAGTCTGAAGATTGATCCAGAAATTCAGGATTACCCGTTCTCTGGTCTGAATAGAGCAAGGTCCATGAATCCTCCCAGTGATTGGGAGGATCTGAAAATATCCGCAATGTATGAGCTGGATCACCGAGGTAGTAACAGGAGTTAGTCCCGAACATTCAGGTAAACTTTTGTATGGACACGCAACCATCAAAACGCACCTGGGATACCCCCATCAGGGAGCGGTGGAACGCCCCTATCCATCACTGCCTGAAGGCTATTGATAGCCATGTTGACCTATACCTGAAGACAGGTAACACGTGGCACATCGAGCAGGCTAACTTTCTGCGTTCTTATGTAGGGCAACTGAAGACCTGGATTCACGAAGAGGAGGGTCTCCTGAAGTATCGCAGCGCTGAGGATACCGAGTGACTTTCAGGTCGAAGCCCAGTTTCTTCGTGCCACTTTATCATTGCATCTTGACGTAGTGGACCGCGATCAAAGTAAACCTTGAAGTTCTGGCGACTGGCAAGTTCGACTAGCTCGCGCACGCTGCCGCTGTGCCTGAGTCGTTCATGTATGACCAGCTCTGGGCGTTGGTCGTACAGCTCCCCGTATGCGTTGTATTCAGTCATTAGTTATATTCCTGATAAATGGCATTTACTGTGATTACTGATATTCTACCCATGGTATACTAAAGTACGTTCATCTTTTGCGTATTTAACCGCAAACGACGGAAGTAGGTAATCACCGAAGGAACGCTCTTTAACCCAGTTAAGGAGACACATGACTATTGCTACTTATCGTGGAGTCCAGTACACTGTTGGCGCTCCAGGTGGCGAAGACGCACAGCAGGAGCCAGTATCTGAGCTTGCTGTGATCAAAGAGCGGGTAATCAAACAAGATAAGTTAAAAAAGTTCGCTTATCTCAGGTGGTTGTTTGCCCAGCAAGGTAAAGATTAGCCAGGTCAGTCAAACTGTGACCATTAAATGGAATACTGTTGAGCGTGTGACACTTTAGCATGCTGTCGACGTCAATGCGCCTAAGGGTTCAGTTCATATGCGAACGCATCAGCGTTGGTGCTCCAGTGGAGCTAAATGACATAACATGGATCCAAAAGTTGGGCGACAGAAATCCAACTGTCGCCACTGCCCTTAGAAAGGCACGCAGGCTATCGATGACAAAAGACGCTCAGCAGGGTGACCTGGATACCTTTATGGCTGACCTGGACCTGGGCGACCCAGATCCAAGTAACCATTTAGTCGGCCCGCAGGATCCTATTACACTCGCCGAATGGTTTAGTAATCGACGGGCATGGTTCAGAGGGACCGTAGATTAACAAATCCTGGAATGCCAGCACCAGAACCAGTACCGCAATGTAGCTGATGCTCATCAATATCATCAGCGCGTCAATGCTACCGCTTGCGCTTTTTCTTTTTGCTAGATGCGGCTTGACTAAGAGCAATTGCTTGAGCTTGTTTTGGGTCACGGCCTTCCTTGATTAGTGTGCGGATGTTGCTGCTGATCGTTTTCTGACTGGTGCCCTTCCTTAACGGCATTCGCGTTCTCCAGGTGATCGTAAGCTAGGACCCACACGATTGTCAACAAGGTCCCCAGTAATACGATACCTAATCCGATTGCAATATCCCACGGGAACTCAGTCATCTCTGTTGCTCCGGCTCCAATTACCTGGATGTGTTTTCCATATACTAATCAATATCTGCTAGTCTTCCGTTCCGGTATCTCCATCTCTTTTTCAAGAAAAGATGACTTTGCGGACATCCCGCTTTAATCCTTTTTTCAAGTGTTCCATAGGGAATTTCAGATGCTTTTGCCGCATCTGTCATGCACATTAGTGTTCCGTTGTATTCTACAATCACATTGCTATTTCTGTTTCTACATTGCTCTGCGATAGTCGCCCATCTGACGTTGCCTGGCTCGTAATGACCGCGAGTGTTGATTCTGTCGACTGACATACCTTTTGGTCGTGGGCCAAGCTCATTAAACCATTCGTCAAAAGAAGTAAATCGAAACTCAATGGCTTTGTAAGCGCCTTTATGGTTGGTTTTACAACGTCTTTTTGCTGTATTATAGCTTTTATATGAGCCATAACGCGTATCATCGTTTTTTATTCCGAACCCCTTTTATGCGAAGGTATTCCTTTACGTGAACAACTGAGACATTTCCAAACTTCGCCGCTGCGGCGAAATTGATCAATTCTTACGCGACGACTTTTACCGCACTGGCAAGTTGCGTCAACGTAATTCCATTTGGCCATGCTGAGTAATACTTTTACTTAGTATACCACAGGTTGCGTTATGACGGTAGTCACCACTTAACCCGATCGCTCCAGTAAGCCGGACTCATCTTACCTTTTGCAATATTTTTAGCATGACGTGCCTTAAAAGAAGCGCGTTTTGCTTTGTCGGCCGCCGATTCACCCGTCCGAGGTGGCTTGGTATCAGCCCCTTGTTCGCCAAAACGAATTAGTTTTACCTTGTCGCCTTCCTTGGCAACGACAACATGACTTTTGCTGGGATGATTTGGCGTTCTTTTTGGTTTGTTGTATCCATCTACGCCAGCCTTTTCGAGACGGGGATCTTTCTTTTTGGCCATGGAATCACGAATCCGATTCCTTAGATTGCCTGAATACGTCGTTATACTGCCTTAGATGCACTTAGAATGTGCCGTATAAAGACAGGGAGAAGAACAGGAAATATCAGACTGAATGGGCAAGGCGCCATCGCCGTACTAAAAGCTCGTTGCCATACTTCAAGACAAAAAAGCAGATAATACTTGAAGCAAAGAGTGGACCATGTCTGATCTGTAAGCAGACATTTCCCCCAGCAGCCATGGATCTACATCATGTTGATCCGACAGGTAAAGAGTTTACGGTATCTACCGCTCTGAGAAAAGTTGGGTATGAAAAACTGGTGCAAGAGATTAACAAGTGCGTTGCACTGTGTGCGGTTTGCCACAGATTGCTGCACGCTGGATTGGTCGAATTGAAATACCCGGTGTGAGATTCGAACTCAACGCTGAACGGAGCTTAAATCCGTTGCCTCTTCCGCTGGGCTAACCGGGCACATCCACATTATAACGAATAAGTGCTCCCTGCGTGGATCGAACACGCCTAAGGTCGATTATGAGTCGACTGCATTCACCAGATTGCTAAGGGAGCAGCAACCGTCACACTGTAGCCGATCCGGGTCGTCTTTGCAATATCCTCGTCCCATGATCTCCTGTAGACGGCTGCTACCAGACAGGCTAATGTCCGCCTAAGGCCCTACGACCTACAATGCCCCGTCCAATCAAGCCACGTTCAAGCCGCCGCCGCCTGCAGGGACAACGCATCCTGAGCTTTGTCGCAACCCATCAAATCGATGGCAACGGCATCCAAGGTGTTACGGCTGCCAGGAAATTCGTATCACAAAACAAGGTTTGCTATCCGGCAATCATTCGCGTTCATCGCAACAAGTATACAACCGACAGCTTTTTCCTCGCGGAAAAGGGAATGTTCGGATTGGCATATGCCGAATTCAATTGGATGGTATTTCCGTGCCTTCGGCAACTGGTCGAAAAAATTGGCCCAAGAGAGCTTTTCACCGACTTGGGCCTTTATGATTGGGCTTCCGAAGAAGAGAGCTACAGGGCAGAATACGCTTTTATCTAAGCGACCCTAGTTAGCCTGTTTCCGAAGTTGAACTTATAGCCCTCGACGGTTTGATCCTGACAGGGCTCCATGTATGTTCTGAAACAACAAATCTTGTTGATCGCTGTGGTGTCAACGCCAAACTCTTTGGCAATGTCACCCTGCTTTTCACCCAAGCGGGCCCTTAGGCGAATTTCGTAAATCTGACGATCGCTAAAAAAGCCTTGCTTGCGTCCACGCTTGACTGGATCGACGCTCACGGGTGGCCGACGCATAACACGTCTGACAACGCGGCCAGGAGTGCTGGCCGAAACGTCTGTAATCCTGGCTATGCTGTCATAGTCATAACCTTGGCACCTCAGGTCCCAAATGCGGTCTTCTTTGGGAATGGAAACTCTTCCTCTTGCTCTGGCCATGGTTTCGGGTAATGGGTATCCCACTGCTTTTCTATCTTAGACGAATACTGGAAAGAAGCAACCCCCGGCCCGCCCACAGTGTTACAATTTATTGACACACCACATCAGGCGCAACTGTTGCATTACGTTACAATCCCCTTGTTTCATAGTATCCACGATTTAATTGAACCCAGAAAGCGGATGCTTCAATGCGCTGGCTCCAGGCTTCTGGGTCCGATGGGTCGTGGATATTTTGCAGATATATTGGCGGGAACATTGAACGCTTCCAGGCCCTAAAGGCCCAATAAATATAGCCCACGCCATTGCAGACAAACTAGCATAGATTACCAGCGCCCAGACGGGAATCGAACCCGCATCGTAGTCCTGTCATATAGCATTGCGTCCAACGCATCAGCCAGGTACCGACCTGTCCAGTTGGTTCGGACTGGGCGACGACTCAGACAGGACTCAAACCTGTGACCGACCGCTTAGAAGGCGGTTGCTCTATTCAACTGAGCTACTGAGCCATTAGTCAGGCAGGGCGTCTTACCGTATCGGGCGGTATCTCCTGGCTATGTGCCAGGCGTGTTCCTTACACCAAGACGCAGTGACCCTCCTGTTTGTGCATCATCCAGCGTCCTGGAGCTAAGCATAGAGGGTGTTTGAACGGATCTAACCTGCGATCCGTAGGGGCACCTTCTCCCTAAGGGGCCCTGCCGGGTCCGGGACGGTTGGTCAACCGTATGCAGTCCGTCGAGCTTGCCAAATGGGTTGAGGGCTCAACCGTGGACTAGACGGGCGGAGGTGATCAACCCTCCGGCCTGGAAACCCAGGACTTCACGCAGGTCAACAACGATCGAAAATTTCCGATCCAGAATCGACGCAGTGCCCATTCCTGTTGACTGCACCCCGCCGACAGAGCAGCGTGGGGGGGTTAACAGAAGGATTGGGCGTGACCGGATACAAAAGTAACCAGACAGTGGCCCAACCTCTGTCACTAACAGTATACCACAAAGTCAGTCCACGTTGACTGCCATCTCAGACCTGATTTGCTCAAAGTCGATTGGCCTGTAGTCCGTATGTTCTACGCATACGCATCTGTATCTGAGATCGGGCTCATCTTTCTCATCCAAGACTTGTCGGTAATGTAAATGTCCATGGATATTGCCCTTGTACCTGATGACTCCACAAGTGTGAACAGGAATATGCGTCAGGACATAATGATCCAGGTAATGACACCCTCTGATGTCATCAAAATATTTCACATAGTCCTGTAGCTTGAAAATATCATGATTTCCTCTGATTAGAATCTTCCTGCCATTCAGCCTTTCTAGACACTTCAGTCCACGCCTGGGAATAGCCACGTCTCCAAGGTGGTAAACTTTATCCTTGGGGCTAACGGTGTTGTTCCAGTTGTCGATCAATGCTTCATTCATTTCATCTACGTCATCCCAGGGCCTGAGCTTGGAGCCGTCGTCCCTGGTGAATCGGCAGACGCCGCCATGCCCGAAATGTGTATCAGAGATTAAGAATGTCTTCGTCATTACAGGAATTGTTCCATTAAGCTCACCTTAGCTTGACAGGACGAGATGATGGTATAAGTTGTTATCGCACTCTGACTTTACAGCAGGATGACCCCCAGGACTCCAGTCGAGGTACTGCCCGCCAAGCCAAACAGTGACTACCGAGCCACCTATCGCTTGGACGGTGAGGTGTCTAAGCTGAACGTCAATGCTGCAAGTTACTACGAAGTGTGGCTTATTGTAAAGCGCACGTATCCAATGGCCTCTGTGGTTGCCATTTTGCTTGTGACCGTCTAAGGTCCGTCCAATGTTCGCAATGATCAACAAATGAATGGATAACCTGGTAGAGATCACGTCAGCCCTGATCGAAACAGGCAACCGCAGTCCCCGCGCTACGGCAATCGCTGTACTCAGGGCGCTGTCCGCAACACTGAGGATTTATCCAGATCCAGGCGACCTTAATCTGGAGGACTGCGCCGACTGGATTGACTCACAGCTTGAACAAACTAAACCATTCAAAAAATGAACCCTAGTACACTTGTTGCCGCTGGCTTCGCCAACGAACTGGCTGAAGTCCTGGAACTTAAACTGTTGGGAGTTGATGCTGTTGGTGAAAACTCTTGGGACGATCATGCGCGTCAAGTCCTGGAGGGATACCACAAGACTCTTGACCGGGGCGTGTCGACGTATGTACCGCTTTGGCGTTCACTTCATGAAGCCTATAGCTCAATCGACAGAACCAGCCCGCCGTATGTAATCTTTTCCGCGCTGATCACGGCTTTCTGCGATCGAATGGAATCGGATTTCCCTGTGCATGAAATAGATAAAAGCGTTTTGATCGGTTACTTGCGTGACGAAGCGGAAAAAGCACTGGTTTGTGAGTAATGAAGAGTAAATCGAATCGTCTTGGATTGAATCGAGACGATATGATGACATCCGCAGCCGTTCTGTTTCGTTTGGCAACAGCCCTAAGGAAGAACAATTTACCCAAGATCACACCAGATGAACTCGACCACATGGCCCGCACCATCAGAAAGAAGGCAGATTCTAAGTAGAACTATGCCGCGAGCGCCTCACGAGAATGGAGCGCCAATCGTCACTCCGGTGTGCTGCACCGCCTGGAAGGACATCAGGAACCAGCTTGATTGGTATCCTTTTGCTGATTATCCAGATCATGTTTGCATGCCATGTATCGGCCAGTGGCGCGTTAACCAGTGCCCGTCATGTGGCGCCGATGTTCGTATGTCCGTATGGAGGCTACCTTGACCAACAAGCGCCAGTTCAACCAACCCCCGCGTGAACTGTTAGAGCAGTGGGTTGAAGAAGCCGATCAAAAGCTGACGACCCTGGAGGCATGCCAGCACGTCGCTCAGAAGGCCTCTGAGTGGGGTTTCGCCACAGCACTGTGCCCTGACCCCAATAGCCTGAAACAACGCGCCCTGAGGGGCCTGGAGCGCATCAGGAACCTTGGTGTGGTATCGACATGGGTGGGCAAGGACGTATTTCAAGTAATCGAGGAGGCCCTGGAGAGTCTGCCAGACAATACATAAGCAATACTAATGGTTTTAGGTATTGACCTGCGGGTGTCTAGCGGATAATTTAGATATGTCCTTAGACACCAACAGGCTCTTAGCCATGCAGATCACCAAGCCCATGCTCGCCGGAACCTATGACGCCTGCAAGGCGCGTTTCCCTTATATGGCGACTCCCAAGATTGACGGCATCCGTTTTGTCATGGTCGACGGTGTTGCCCTGAGTCGTTCGTTTAAGCCGATCCGTAATGCTTACGTGCAAAGCACGCTGAGGAGCTGCTTGCCGGATGGCGTTGACGGCGAATTGACTTGCGGTGATACGTTCCAGTCGTCATCATCGGCAATCATGTCAACCGATGGCACGCCGGATTTCAATTGCTGGATTTTTGATTATGTCGACCCGTTTAGCGATATCGTAGCACCCTATCGAGATCGGATCACTGATCCAGCGCTAGTTGAACTGGAAACTGAGCAGTTCATTACCATCCTGAAGCCAGAACTGGTTGCCAACGAACAGGAGCTGCGAGCAGTAGAAGAACGTTACCTTGATGCGGGGTTTGAGGGCGTAATGGTGCGTGACCCGGATGGAGGGTACAAGTTTGGCCGCTCCACGGTCAAAGAGAACACTTTACTGAAAGTGAAGCGTTTTGTTGATGACGAAGCAATCCTGGTCGGAGTGCTGGAAAAGCAGCACAACATGAACCAAGCCATGCAAGATGCGTTTGGGCGCACAAAGCGCTCTACCAGTCAAGACGGCAAAGTTGGTGCCAATACTGCTGGTACGTTGGTCGTGCGTAACGCAGATGGCGTTGAGTTTGGTATCGGCACAGGGCTCGATGAGGCCATGCGTGCTAAAATTTGGTCCAATCCTGGTGAATTCGTTGGCATGATGGTTAAGTACAAGTATTTTCCCGTTAGCGTCAAGGAGAAGCCGCGACACCCTGTTTTTCTGGGATTTCGCCATCGCGATGATATTTCGTCATGAATGCCTCGCTTCTGATCTTCTATTTGCTCTTGTTGTACATTGCATTACTGCAAGCTTCTCAGTAATGCAAGTTACACCACTGATCCTGTTCTCTGTAGATGAACAAATGCCACCAAACGAATACCGACGCAACGCACGTTTTGATTCTTTGGCAGAGTATGACCACCTTGCTAAGTCAGACGACTTCATCGAAGTAACCGAATGGCACAACGGTGAAGGTTTTGATGTACACCTTAGTACCAATGCTGGTGAACAACGTATGTCATTTAGCTGGGGTGAGTACCAAGCATTGAAAGCAACCCTTGGTGACTGGGCTGAAAACAATCTGGAGGATGAAAAATGACTAATCAACACCCGATTACCCCACCACTCGAGCTGTTAAATAAGTGGAACAACCTGCCATTAAGCAATCAAGAGATCCTTGTGATTGTCGCCCAATGGGGCGCCGACCAGGAGCTGGCGGCGTGCTGTGAGTGGCTGGAAAACCAGCCTCAGTGGATGGAAGATCTTCGTTCTGCCCGCCGCCCCAAGCTGCCGAGCTTGAAGGAACAGGCGCTG